AAGAGATGTTCAATTGACTACCCTCGCAGAAAAGAAGCACATGTCCAAGGTCGCTGATCTTGGATGCTTAGTCTGCCGCAGGATGGGGCACTACGGTACCCCAGCAGAACTACACCACAAGCGGGCAGGCACCGGAGCGGGTAAGCGGGCAAGCCACTACGAGGTCATACCCTTATGCCCAGCCCACCATCGTGGCAATATGGGCTTACACGGTTTGGGCTCCAAGGGCTTTGTGAAGCACTACGGATACGATGAAGATGACCTCCTTGCGGAGGTCGCCCTGCTTATTCAGTAAACATCTTCTTGGCCTGATACACATTGCGCAGAAGCTGATTTTGCGCCTTGGTTATCTCAGCCAGCTTGTCCCGCTTCTCATCTGCGGTCATTTCCTTTGAGCGGCGGATTGCATTCGCCGCATCGGTAAACTCCTTCAGAGTAGAGTTAACGCCCTGCACGTATTCTTTTCCGGAAAGTTCCTTTTGGTGCTTCTGAATAAACTCCGCGTACTCAGGGCTACCTTGCTTCTCCAACAAGCCTGCCGTGGCTACAGCCTTGTCTACCTCGTCCTTTAGTTCATAGAAGGCCGTTGTAGTTCCCTTGGCGTTTGGATCAACCAAGAACCGTTTGATGACGGGCATCTGCTCCAATGGTAGGGATGGCTTCTTTACATCGCTGTATTGGTTAAATACCGCATCAGCCACATCCGCAAAGTACATACCCATTGTTCCGGTGTAACCCTGCAAAAGGTGGTCAATCAGCATCGGAGAAGTTCCCGAAAGCTTTCCTAGTTGCTCTGCAACCTTAGAGGTTCCCGCGTTCATCTGGTACTCAGGCTCCAATCTTTCCATGCCCGGCCCAACAATAGGACGCTGTGTAAACAGCGAATAGTTTGACTTGGCTTCAAGCGCTGGCATGATTGCCTGCGGGATTGGGTTAAAGGACAAGGTATCCAATAGCGCCCGCTGGGATACGCGCTGCAGATCCTTGGCTGTATCGGTGCCGTAGTAGTAACGGTAGATGTGCTCAGGGATGGTCTTAAACAGGACACCCAACTCGAACGGGATCGGAAACTTTCCAACGCCCGGAATGATCCAGTTTAAATCACGCACTTCTTCGTTTTGATTTTCGTACTCAGGGTTGCCCATGACCGCAGCAGCGTACATGCTGCTCAAACCTAGCAACATACCCATGCGTATTAGAGATGTCTTCTGCTGAAGCTTCTCTGCGTTGGTAGACATAGGATCCAGTGATGGACGAATGCCCGAACGGTACATGATATCCAAGCCCTGCAGCTTGGCGTTCAAGAATGGAACGGTCGCGGTGATAATCCGAACCAATGGGTTGTTACCCTTGCGGTTGAAGTTCAACACCTCCAAGGCTTGGTGCAATGCCTCAGCCTCGTTGCCGGTCTTCTTCATTACATCCTCGTACACAGAGATACGAACGGCGGCATCATGTGCCTCGCTGGCTTTCTCCAAGTAATGCCAAATTCCCGTAAATGGGCTTGCAGCCATCTCCATCGCTGTCTTTGGTGCTCCACCCTTCTCCCCAATAGATTTCTCCAAGGCCTTACCGCTTGCCTCAATGCCGCGACCAAATTCGCCGGTGCTTAGTACACCTGCGTTTAAAAGCTTCTTGTAGGTTTCGGACTTATCGCCCATGACCGCAGCAAAGTTTTTAATGGTTCCGGTGATCGGTTTGATATCGCTACCGCTCAACATGTAGGAATACATCGAGTGCTTCATCATGTTGGCAATAATGAACGCAGGATCCTTGGTCACCATTGAGCGCAGGAAGTTTGCTGGCTTCGACAAGAAGCTCAACAGAGGCATCTCCGGAGTACTCAAGGAACGCATGGCATCCACCAGCAGTGGGTCTGCAACACGGTAGGAAACAGGTTGACCCTTCTCCAATATGGTCACAACATCCGGGCCGGAAGATACTGCATTTAAACGCTCCGCTTCACCCAAATCCATTACATCTCGAATAGCCCGTCGCCCTGCTTCGTTCTTCAATCCACCAGCAATTGCCGCCTGTGTGTTGCGGACAATGTTTTCCATGAAGTCGCCAAGAGGTGCTTCTCCACCCTTTAGGGTCTTGGGTGTTTTCACTCCGGCAATGTTTTGGAAGATCTTTGGCCCAACGGTGTTTTCACCGTCCATCTGACGGTAGAAGGGAAGGTAGTCCGAATGCTCTGTGAAGCGCTTTCCTTGTTCCTCGGAGATCTGGCCCGTATCCACCATGTACTTGACCAAGCCATCGCTGTACTTGATCCATTCCTTTTGAATGTCGTTGAACTCGGGGTACATCTTTTCCAAGGCCTTGCCATTGGCAATGTCTTGTGCACTGAAAAGCTTCTCGCGGTCTTCTTTGGAAAGACGCTCTGCGCGTTTAGCGCCCGCCCACAGTTGGTAAGCCTGATAGATCTTTGAATCACCGTACTTAGCCAAAGGAGCAAAGATAGCTACAGCGCCTTTAATCGTTCCGCCCTCATCGCTCACGGTGGTAAATCCATTGCGGAAAACTGGGATGCCGCCCATGCGATTACCCACACCCAGTGCTGCTGCGGCGATGCCGGAAGCCTTATCGGATTCCAACGCAGCCGCTTCTGCGGACTGATCTGCCAAACGGTCAATACCACCCATCCGCTCTGCAATGCGGCGATCATTGACGCTCATCTGGTTGTACTTGTGTACAAAGGCCTGACGCAGCTTGGAGAAGGTGTCTGGTGCGATTGCGCTGGTAATGCGCTGCGCGTAGGTTTTCTCATCCCGCGCCGTAGATACTTTGTTTAAACTATCAAGGATAGATTGCCCGTTGGGCATAGCTTGAATAGCGTCTGTAACTACCGTGCGCTTGCTTGCGCGGACATCAGGATTGAACCTGTCATAGGTACCAATGTTGCCTGTGGCAGACTTCACCTGCGTGGGATCAAACACTGCAAGGTTTTTAACTCCGTGTTCTTTCACATAGAAGCTATCAAAGCCCGCAAACTTGATTGCATCCTGTACGGCCTCAGACTCAATGGTCTCCCAGCTTCCGCGCTGCAAATCTTTGCGCAGGTCTTCTCCATCGGTTAACTCAGCCAAAACGCGCTTAATGTGCGCTGGGTTGGAGTAATCAAAGGGTCGTTCTGCGCGGACATACAGAGGCATGATATGCGGCCCAGTAGGCAGCATGTCTTTAAACTCAGAACGCAGGTACTCTTTGGCATCCGGCGTAGCGCTTTTGAGATCACCAGCCGAAATGCTTTTGATCATTTCTTGAGCATCTGCGCTGTTGCCGTAATCCTTCTTGATGGCTTTGATTGCCCGCTTGATGCCATCGTTCAGTTGCTCTTTGGTGAGGTACTTGGATGGGTCTCGCGCAACGTAATCAAAGCTGTCTTTGGCAAAACGACCAGCAAAGTCTGCATCGTCCGTCAGGAAGATAGGAGCACCACGTTCGGTCTTGCGTGTGAAGTCCGTGGTGTCTTTAGCCAAGCCGTGGTACATGACCTTTGGCTGACCGCGCTCATCAACTATCGTGCTCTTGCCAAAGAACTGTTTAAACTCAGGTGTATCTGGAGCTGTACGCAAGCTCTTGCGAACATCTGGCGCAATATTTGTGTTGGTTGCCCACTCAGGCATTAAACCAATCTTTTGATCTGCAAACTTAGTTTCCTCGCCGGAAGCCTTTCTGTTTGCCTCGGCATATGGGCCAAAGTTAACAACGGAGTTTTGGCCGCGCGTTCCAGCGGTCATTGCCCTTGCAGCTTCCGGAGAATACATGCGTACATGGGATTGGAATGCGTTTTCCTCTCCCTCTGCGCGGAATCCAAAGCCTTCCTTGATATGCCCAAAGAAATCATGCGTTGCGCGGAACACCTCCACTAGCCGTGCTGGGCGTCCGGAAATCATAATGTCCGTTAAGGCCAGCGCAGGGTTGTGCTTGATTTGTTCCTCAGTAATGGCCTTGGAACCAAAGCCACCGTCTGCAGGGAAAACATACAGGTGGTTGTTGTTCAACACATCCAATATGGCGTTGCGTGGATTCCCGTAGGGATCCTTGTTGTTGGGCATAAACTCAATCTTGATGCCCGTCTTCATCATGGCCTTGTACTGTGCAATGGTCTCATCGCCCCAAGCCTTGTAAGCCCTTGCCACCTCTGGGTTCAGAGGATCATCCGCCATTTGCAGATATGTGGCTGCAAGCTTTTTGGAAAAGTCAGGGTCTAGCTTGTGATAGCTTTCCTGCTGACGATAGGGTATACCGGACTCTTGGCCGTAAAAAATTGCAGCTTCCCGTGCGGGCGTGTAAGGGCCAAAGGTAACGTCTTTGCCGTCAACCTTTACCGTGGCTGGGAGCCCTTCAACCGGTTTCTCAAGATCTGGATACTTTGCCCTTGTCTCGTCATCCAGTAGCCGTATGCTTCTTCGTACTCCTCCCTGCTGTGGAAGTTGCCCTGCTTGGGTTTGGAGTTTTCCAGTTCCTTGAGCTTGGCTCTTAGTTCCATACCCTGTTCCTTCGTTAACATATTTTGTGACAGCATCATCTTGCGCCTTCGCTAAAGCATCGGGGTCATCGTAGTATTGATCGGGTGATATGACATCTGGAGTACGAGACTCTTCGGGGTCATAGGCCATGTAAACAACATCGGGCTCACCCTTGTTGAACTCTTTAAACGTTTGCTTGTTCCATCCATCCGGGATGTAGTCCTCATTCCACTTCATCCGTCCCACTACTTTAAATCCATTTTGGTAGTAGATATTTGGCAGCACCGTATCAAAAGCGTCCAGCTTGCGGCCACCTTCTTGCACTGCAAGTTGAAGCATGGATGAGGCAGCACCCTTGTGCTCCGGTGAAGAGAACACAGAAACAATGTCATTGCCTTTTAATGCAAAACCCGCCTTACCGTCCTGAGTCATAAACTTACGCATGTCTGCGTATGCTTCTTCAGGGTACACGTATACGGCAGCGCCGTATGGGCTATCTTCTTTTGATTTGGCTATGGCAGCTTGGAATACGTCCGCATCCTGTGGCTGCATTTCATAAAACGTTGGGGATCGGTGGCCAAATTCCCCAACCGTATTTTTGAAATCTTCTGTTGGCTTGTATGCCGCAACGGTCTCTCGACCTAGAACCCGAACGCCTGCGCCATCTCCAAAGCCTTCTCTCGTGTGAGAGTCGGGTGCTGCTTCATTGCGCTCTCGATAGGATCGTATGGCTGTTCTGAGGCTTGCTCTTGCCCCTTGGTCAGGTGCTTGACCATTTTGCTCAGTTCGTTGTACCTCTCCTGTGGGTTCATTCCCACGGTCAGGTTGTCTATTGAAGACCACAGAGGGTCTCGCTCGTCCATTACCATCCTTTGATTGAGCAATGATTGCTTCTTCGTATCCAATGTCATCGGCTTCTCTCCCAGTAAGTTTTGCATAGAGACGTTTTTCATAGTACCAAAGCGCGGCCTGAATATCTGCAAGACTTAAATTAACCCCTTTGTCAGAAAGGATATTCTGCGCTTTCCGCGCTGCCTCGTACATAAATTTGCGATCACCGGCACCAAATGGTGCCTCTTGCAACATTTCGTATTCATTCTTGTAGATGGTGTTTGCCATCTTCTCCATCTGGTGTTCGTACTCCAACTGAGGGTAAGCATCCCCAGCGGCGGCTTTGGCTTTTTTGAACCAAGCATCTTTACCTGCTTTGGTGTTTGGCTCTTTGGATTTTGCAAGATGCTCCAACTCGGTTTTGTAGCCGTATTCCTTGTACTTGTCGCGGAAAGGAATGGTTGCGGCAACAACTTCATCTCTTGAGGCGTCCGGTTTATCCATCATCTCGCGGAATCTGGAGATAGAAGATTCTGTTGCGTTGGTCATTAGTTGACCACGCATCCGGTTGATGGTACGTGACCACCACAAGTCCATCGTCAAGTATCCCTCTGAACCAGAAAGGTTGGAAAAGAATGCGCCAAGTTTTGGCCCAAAATAAATTGCCGCTGCCGGAATTTTTGTGTCCGCTGTATAGCTGTTATCTGGCTTCTCACCCTTGCTGCGCAGATATGCATTTAAATCACGTACTGTGATCTCTCGCGTCATTTCTTTTTGGAAATTCTCTTTGTGAACTGCGAGTAGGTTTTGCAACGCAAACAAATTATTGTGAAGAGCGGTAGCCCTGCGTACACCCATTGCCACCAATGGCTTCCCATCACGCAACTTGGCATACAACTCAATTGCGTTTTTGATGTTCTTGTCTACGCGCTCACCGTTGGAGGTAATGGCAACCAACGCAGAAAACACTGAGCGGGCATGTTTGTTTTCCATGAGCTCAGGGAATCTATTTGCAAGACGTTGCAAAGCTTTGGGGTAGTTGCTGGAATACCAACCAGTGCCCGTGCCTGTAGCGCTGGTAGTGCCAAGCTGGTAAGCAACCTCATCAGCCATCGCATTAGCCAATTTGTCAGAGGCCTCTTGGCTCCTATCTTTAGGATCAATAGCCTCAAACTCACGCAGCGTTTTGTCGTTTAAAGCCTTGGCAACTTCGCGTACAGTGTTTTCGCCTGCTGCACCTTTTTTCTTTTTAATATTAAGACCAAGGTCATTTTGTGCAAATGTTTTATTGGACTCCATGATCCTGCGGGTTGACAGAGGAACCTCATCGGTTAAAGTGCGCATGCTCTTGCGCATTTGCCCGGCGGCTTCTTGTCCTTCAGGAACCAACTTGCCAGCCTCAATCTTCCGGAATAAATCCTCTGAGGTTTGGAACCCTGCACCGTTGAATGCATTTTTGATGCGGGCAAAGAAGTTGCGCATGCCATTGAGCATGGCACCAAAGACCCCGCTAGGTGCACCGTTTACATCAAAGTGGCGGAATGCATCAGCGATAGCCTCTTCACGCACCTTAGCCATATCGCCTTTGTAATCTTCGACGTAGGCGTCATAGCGCGATTGCTCACCGTCTTTGAGAGGCAATCCATCCACGTTGCGCTGTTTCAGGAACTGATCAATCCACTTAGTCTCCGCTTGGTGTTCCAAAAGCTTCCACTGCTGATCCGTGAAGAAGCCCAAAGCCTTCAGGCCGTGGATAACTTCATGGCGCAGAACACCAATAGGTTTGTTGGCATCGAGCGCAATCTGGATAACCTTGGAGCCATAGTTGCCCTCTTCCTGCAGACCTTTCACAATCTGCAAGTCAATATCACCCAGACCAAACTTCTTCAGGAACGGAGCAAGCTTTGCATGAAGCTCTTCTGGAGTGATGCCTTGCTTTTCGACAACAGGAGTGACGGGCTTTACGGCATCTGGCAGTTCTGACAATGCCTTAAACGCAGCATGAAGCTGCGGCTGAGACATGTTGTTTAAATCATTAGTACCCGTTGTTTTTGCTAGGAAATCTTTAAAGGCTTCGCTGCTGGGGTCAATCTTTTTATCATGCGCTGATGCCAGTAGGTCTGCAGCCTCAATGGGCTGACCATCAAAGCCCGTGCGTTCTGCAATGATGTCATGCAGTCCCGCATGAGACTCGGGCTTCTCCGCAAGCTCGTGGATGTCCTGCAAAGTGTAGGAGTTGGTCGGGTCACGATCCAAGTCTGCGGTCTTTTGCTCAAGCTCCTCCAAAAGGTCTGGAGCCTTGGTCTGCAGTTCATCTCGGGTGATCGGGCCGACTTGGTCGCTTACGGTGCCAAGCTTCTTTTCGGCTTCTTCACGCAAACCCTTGAGGCGGGTGTACTCAGTCGCAGCCTCATTGATCTGTGGCTTGAGTGCATCAATTTGCTTTTGAATAGCGCTGTTCGCCAAGTTGTCAGCCGCAGGGGTCTCTGCGCTAACGGGGATCTTCTGAGCCTCTAGCTCCTTGCGCTGGCGCTCAAGTCCCAGATATTTATCAATAACTTGCTGTTCGTATTCCGGGCTTTGTTTAAATGCCTCAAGTTTCTCGGCTTCATGCGCTTCTGCTTCGCGCTGCAGCTTTGCAGCGGCTTGTTGTGCTTCACGCTTACGTCCTTCGACAGCGGCCACAGCCTCGGCTTGCTCGCCACGAGCACCCAAGATACCAAGAGGAGCACCAAGGAAGCCGCTTGTAGCCGCGCTTCCATATTGAGCCATTGCCTCATCACTCAGGAGATCTTGGCCCGCCTGAGCGCGGCTTAGAGCAGTTTGTGCAACCATCAAGGGCACACCAACTTTTGCACCCTCAACGGTTCCTTTGCCAATGGTTGCCCAAAATCCTTGTTGATCAAGTTTTTCTTGAGCGAGTTGTTGCACCTTGGATGCGGCCAATTTTTCTGCTGCGGACTTCTCGCCCTGACCCAGCAAAGCGGCAACCTCTGGGCCAAAGACCGTGGTCATAGCCTTAGCGCCCGTGGGAATCAGGTGTGCCACATCCAATGCGGTCTCGGGAACGGCAAAAGCCGCTGCCCGCGCTGTGCTGACATCGACTGGCTTGCCTTGTTTCTTCTGCTCTGCTGCTTGCTCTTCTACGTTAGAGCCAATATGAGAAAGATAACCCAATCCCAGACCCAATCCACCGCCGATTTGTTGACCAATGGCGGCACCAGCGGGGCCAGCCAAGGCAGCGCCAGCAATACCGCCAGCAATGCGCGGTAAGCCGTATTCAGCCATGATAGGAACCGCACCAGCCAATGCCGTGGGAATCTCTCCAACAGCGGTTTTAGCGGCAGACAGCAACCCTCCGCCGGGTGCGTTGTAGGCGGCTTTGATCTTCTCTAAGCTGTCTTCAGTAGTGAACTGCTTGGCAATCTCTTGGCGGCGTTCTTCGCCCGCTTTTGCTGCCTCATTGGCATTGCCAAAAATAGCACCAAGACCGGTACGCATACCGGACAAAGCACCAAGGGTGCTGGCTCCCAACTCACCTATTACACCGCCCGTTGGGGCGGGAGCATTCATTTGCTGTATTTTTGCTTTGGCCTGCTCGGGAGTAACTTCGTCGGGAATGTTGGCAACCACAGTGCCATCAGGCATTCTTATTGAATACGCCATGTTTAAATCCCAGTTAAGCTGTTGTTAACGTATTGAAGTGTAATCTATCACTTTTCCGGCGGCGACAGGTGCTGCGGGTTGAGTCCCTGCTAACGCAGCAAAACCGGCTCTGCGAGTTTGCAAAGCAGTAGCGAAGGCAGCAGCGCGAGCTTGTTCTCGTGCTTCTGGTGTGGCAAACGGTGTTGCAATATTGTTCTTCGTCCAATCAGCCATATCCTTGGTCGCCAATTCTTGAGCTTTGGCTTCCGCAGCTTCCGTCAATTTGTTTTGACCCATGCCAAACTTTCCACTGTAAACGTTGGTCATCAACGTGTTGTGTAAGTTAGCAATGCCGTAGTCCTTGGCAATATTTGCGTTGTTGATTGCTATTGCATTTGCGTTTCGGGCATCGGCTTCTGACATGCCAGCAGCCAAGGTGTTGGAGTTCTTGATTGCATCGTGATGCAATTCCGCGCCCTTGAGTTGATAATCTGCAGCCTTGCCAAACAAGCCAGCAGCCATTGCGTTCTTGGATTGCTCCAAAGCAATGCGGGACTCTGCCAGCTTTTGCTGGGTAGCCTGCGATTGATCCAAGGCCTCCCCATAGGACTTGAGCCCTTGACCAGCACCAGCGGCGATGGCTTCAAAGGGATTGCCAGAACGAATCATTCCGAGACCAGCTTGGATGATGGCTAGGTTCTGTTTGCGGTCAAGCAACTCCGATGACTTGTCATCCAGTTTCTGCAATTGCGCAAACGCCTTGCTGTTCTCAAAGTCATAACCAGCAGCCTTGGCTGCTTCTTGTAGATTGCGAACGTTTGCCTGAATGTCGTTGTACTGAGTTTCTACTGGGTCAGTGCTTGCCTCAAGCATCTTCTTTTTGTAGAAGTCAAAGTCATGGGTCTCCATTGGCTTGGTTGCTAGGGCTGGATTTAGGTTTTTAGCTGCTGGAGCATTAGCCAATAGCTTTAAACCTGTATCTGCAGTAGGCAACAAATTCTTTGGTACGGCTCCCGGATACGGAATATCCTTGCGAACTCGTCCTTCGCCACCAAACATTTCTGGTGCCACAGGTGCAGTATTTGCAGGCGCGGGACTAGGTGCGACAGGGGCTGGAGCCTGCCCTGCAACATTGGTAATTGCAGGCGTCATTAGCTTTTGCAGAATGCTGGGCGCAGCATTGCCAAAACGAGAATCTGCTTGCTGCATCATTTGATTACGCAAGGCTTCCTTTTGCTGGAAATACTGGTTAGCAGATTGTGGATCTCCAGACTGCAACGCTGCAATCCATTGATTATTTGCATCTTGAAACTGCTGCACCGTAGGCTGGAATTGCGCGATGCTTTGCTGTTGAATCTGATCAAGGCTACTGACGCTACCGCCCGGATCAAACCTGCGGACACCATTCTCCATATGCACCGGTTCGCCGGTAATGCCTCCACCGGCCATGCTTTGCATGCTAGGGACAGGCAGTTGCCCAATACCAGTGTTTTCCGGCAATTGCGCTTGTGGCGGTTGCTGCATCGGTTGACCCTGTGGGGCCATTTGGGGTGCCTGTTGTGGCATTTGTTGCGGCATTTGTGCTCTTGGGGCCATTTGTGCAATAGCTTGCTGAGTCACACTGGGTTGAACTTGTTGTGGTTGCTGTTGCTGTTGAGCCCGCTTCATGGCGTTAGCAACGCCCGAGGCAATCCCTACAACGTTAATGTCGTTCTGGTGCTGTGCGGCGTAGGCCTGAACAGCCTCCGGGGTTTTTAAACCATACAGATAGCTTGTAAGCTGATTGGCCTGTGCGGGCGACATGGTCGCCGGTTGACCTTGTGGATTTGGAGCAATCATTTAAGCACCCATTTTGTGAATAGACAGAGCTACCAGTCCGCCCTTGGCGTACTTGATTTCACCGCCCTTAGCCTTTAAAGCACCTGCACCAACAGCAGCGGTACCCAGACCTGCCGCAATAGAAACCGGGCTAGGTGTGGAGTAAACGCTCTGCTGACTTCCGCTGATTGGCAGACCCTGCAAGATGTTGGACATGAAGCCAAGCTGCTGGTATGGGTACTGCTTCTGGTTCTGGAAGTTTTGATACGCAGCCGTATCCAGATTCTGCTGGTACTGCTGTTGTTGAGCGCCCAACTGATTCTGTTGGTTGATGATGCCCATCTGCTGGCCATACTGCGTTTGCCCAATGTTTGCCAAGTTTGATGCCGCGCTATTTGCTGCGTTTACACCAGCAAGACCAACATTTGCTCCCTGCATACCCAAGGCCGCTGCTTGCTGCATGTTCTGATTAGCAGTGTTGAAGGCTTGGTTGTATCCCTGACCAACCAAGTTGCTCATTGCCAATTGGTTGGCTTGGTTCTGCTGTGCGTTTTGAACGCCCATTCGGGAACCGCCAAAGGCACCGGCTTGTACGGCTTGGCCTTGATTTGCCTGCTGCTGCATGCCTTGCTGCTCGTTAAGCATTTGCATCTGCGGAGCCAAAGAGGCTTGCAAATATGGGTTCATGTACGACTGAACCGCGCTTGGATTGGTTGCATTCATGCCGTAACTCATGCCAGCCTGAGCGCCCATACCTCCAAATCCAAGAGCACCTTGTCCTGCGTTTTGAGCCATGTTACTAGCTGCACCCAATTGAGGTGCTGTGCTCATGTTTCTGGATGCGTTAAAGGATTGGTTCTGTAGATCGGAGAACCCAGCAACTTGCTCACCACCAAAAGGCTGGTACGGATTTTTGTTAATGTCGGTCAACGCACCAACTTGCCCCAAAAGATTCTGCGCGTAAGGCGCAGCATAAGGCGCAAGAATGCTAGTTGTTTGTGTTTGTGATGTAGGGTTAGATCCGCCGCCGCTCATAATAAGCTCCTAAATTCGTTTTTCCACGATAACGTGGCGTTCTTCAAATCCGTACCGTTGCCATAAACGCGCAACAGATTCCCGTGCAGCGCCCTGAATTTTAGTTGCACCGTATGCCCGCAACAACTCAGATAGTTGTTTAAATGTATCTTTGTTTGATATTAACTTACCGCCAATGAAGGTAATAAACGCTACACGGTCATTTGGCATGTTGTTAAAAGATACGGTTGCTGCACCGCACAATTTTTCTTCATCGCTTATAGCAACTAGCAACAACCAAGAACCATTGCTCACCAACATACGAATTTGGTCTAGCGTGTAATCACCACCACCAAAAAGATTTGCGTCTTCCAGATAGCCAGCTACCGCAGGCCACGCCTGCTGCACCATATCTACTGGAACGGATTGAATCTTCATGCCGGTAAGTGTTGTTCTGCGTTGGTGTCTTTGGCGTAAGCGCTCTTGCCACCCATTGTCTTTGCTCGCCCGGCTTGAATACGGTTCATCATGTCATACAGGCGCTTTGCGCCAGCGTTGGTTGATCCGTTGCCTAGCTCAGAAACAATACGGGCTGGCACAACAAATTCGCCTTCCGCCAGACGGGCGGGTTGGTGCTGGCCGATCTGCGCAGGGATGTCATCGGAAACACCGTCACCGGGGCCACGGAGCAATTGACCGCCATCGGAGTAGCTTCCAAGATTAGACATTCCGCCTGCGGCGTAGGTCATCAAACGCTCAGTTCCATGCAGTGCACCCATAGTTCCGCGCAGGCTTTCACCGCGAGCAGGGCCATGAGCCAAACCACCGCCAGCATATGGAGCAACATAGCTTGGCAACGCCGTCATGGTTTGCGTAAAGTATGGAGTCCTCGAATTAATTGGCGCGTTAGGGTTGTGGTACTGCGTAAAGCTATATGGGCGGACGGTGTTTAAGTAATCAGATGCAGCCGTGTGACCAACAGGTTGAGAAGATATCTCCATCAATGCCGGTGCAGCAGCAGCGCCCAAATACTTCAAAGCGCCCATATTGCCGCCCAAACGGCTTGTTAGGTCTGCAAGACCGTTAGATTGCCCTAAGTTCCTAAAGCCCTGCATTAAAGATGCACCGGGGGTTTCTGTTAAACCAGCACGGTAACGAGCAGCATAATCTTGAGCGGCTTGCTCATAGGGGGTTCGCATAGCTGCTTCGGTAACCTGTTGTGCCGCCTGTGTTGGGGCAGTTGCCGCTTGTGCTAAAGCATTATTTGTCGCAATAGCTTGAGTTGTAGGTGGAGGCGTATATGCGGCGGCAGTTGCTTGCGCTGCCTGTACTCGATCCATTACCGGGGATGGTGTAAACGTTGGGTTTGTCACATCAGCAAAACCACCCTTCATTGCTGCGGTAGTTCCAGAGTCCAACGCAACTGGAGTTGGTGCTGCGGAAATTGCATTCTGTGCGGCGGCTTCTTGCAGAGCCGCAGGGCCAGCCAAAGTATTGGCACCGCTCTCCATCAGGCCGCTTGCCAAGCCAGCACCACCATACGCACCCAGACCAGCCATCAAACCTTTTTGCAGGTTACCGCCAGACAGTAACGTAGTTCCACCGCCAACAATACCAGCGCTCATCAAGGGGGAAAGTTCAGGGAAGAACATCGACAAGCCAGCGCCAGCAATGGTGGGAAGGATGGAGTCCAAAACACCCGCCTCAAGTAATCCAGTAGTTGGGTTGCGGGTCAATTGTTTGCCATGTTGTTGCGCAAGCGCCTGCAGTCCAGCTACTTCTGGCTTGGACATGTGAACGAGTTCGGTGTCGTTATTGCGCCCGGTGGACGCCAAATGTTGTGCTGCTAGGGCTAAACTCATGGCTTCCTCGCGTGTAAATGGTTGATTGAGTTTATCATGGGTCAGCCAATTCTCCAATTAGTTCCGTCGGAGTAAATTGGCACGGGGTTTGTGCCGCCGCCCGAAACTATGGAGGCAAATGTGGTTGCCGTAGCATCGGAAACAAAAGACCTAACACCAACCCCGGAAATTGCCGCACTAGGTAAGTCCCCAACCTTATATATGTATGGGTTCTGCGGATTGGTATTATTTTGATTTGCTTGGCTCGCTGATAGCGTGGTTGCACTTAATTGATTAACCGTATTATTTATTTGGTTAAAGTAAAGGCGCAGAACGTTGGAATACATCTCTTGGGTTTGAGCGTTGTATTCTTCCGAAAACTGCGGAAGTCTTGGCACAGCCAAGCCCGCTGTTTTTGTTGATGCCGTTACGGTATTTGTCATGCTCTGCGCCCATCAGGTCGAACATCCACACGGGGAACACCAAGCTGCCAAGCCACACCGAGTGTATTGGAGGAAACCCGGAAGGCCATCTCTCTTCCACGCACCCGGATATTGACCTGCTGTGTAAACTGCTGTGTTCCGTAGTACGGAATGGTATTGGTATAGGCTTGCGAGCTAGTTACAGTTGGCTGTGTTACGTTTACCGTATAAGCGGAGCCGGGGTTCTGGCGCGGCCACAGGGTCATGGTAACCGATGGGTTACTTGCAGTTGAGCTATTGAACGTGATATCCGGAACCATGCGCCAAGCAAAGCCGTAGCGGTCACCGTCTTGAATGTCCACATCTGCGGACTGAATGTAGGCATCAATGGCCGTTGGAACTCCGGGGCCACCGCCAGCCACATAGTTGGGGTACACCGTTGTACCATCATCAACGCCGTTCTCTTGGTAAATAAGCAGGCCGTTGTTTTGCCCGTCTGCGGTGTAGCCAGCGGACAATGGATATCCACGCAGATGACCTCCAGACCAAGCTGTACGCGCGGCAACATAACCCGCAGAGTTCTGGGCGGAAAGTCCGTTGGTATTGCCGTAGGCCCAAGACTGGTCAAGGTAATTAAAGATGACGTAGCTATCAATGGTCTGCGAAGCTGCAGAGCAATAGAACCACCAGATTTCGCTAAAACCTTCGTTTACACCAGCAAAGCATTGCGATGCTTGGGATAGGTTAATGTTCTCATACACGTATTTACGCATTGCGCTTGGCAGTGTCTGCATTGTTCCGTTGTAGAAATAAAACTTATCCAGACCCATCCAGAAAACAGTATTATTTGCCGCAACCGCCGCGTTAGGACTGATGAGTGATGTTGCCGCCGATATGATTTGGAAACCCCATACATAAGGAGGGCCGATGTACTGTTGTACATACAGAGCTGTATCCGTGAGAATAAATATCTCTTGGCGGGTTTGAAGCGCAGTTTTAATACCCGTTCCGTTACTGAGCCGGAAGTTACCCGCTTGATTGGTGGGTTGTGGATTCCAAACGGTAATATTCTCTTGGTCAGACCAAGAAATAAGCATGGGGTCTTGCTGGCCGTCACCTTGGTTATCCGTGCCGTAGGCAATTACAAAACGAGATGAGTCCGAAACAAGAACAAAGTTTGCAATGGTCGGGCAGGCTTCAGTACCTGCATCTGTGTACCAATACTGAATACCGTTTTGAGTGTTGGTGTTAGTCGGGCCTATCTGCTGTGCGCGGTTATAGGTTACGGCGTTAGTGTCCACAACCCAGTAATAAATAGGGCCACCGCGAGCATTAAATACTAAGTTTTGACCGTAGTTTGATTGGCTCCACAAACGAAGCTGATACGCATAGGCCAAACCCGCGCTACTGGATTGCCCCCATCCAGTTTGTGGTGTGGTTGTAATTGTGGTTGACGCAACGGTCTGTGATATGGATACCGTATATGTTCCGGTTCCACCATTTCCGGTTCCAAGCGCAGTAATGACTGTGTTTGCAGTAACACCCGTGCCAGTTAGTACTTGGCCGACAACGATGGTTCCGCTGATTACTGATGTGACTGTGAGCGTGGTTGTACTTATGGAACCAACAAAAATAGCAGCAGTAACTCCGGGATTGTATCCGCCCCACCCACCAGCACCCCAGCCCGTACCAATAGAGGCTGTATTTCCACCGGTTGCAACTTGGTATTGAGCAACCGTTGACCCGCCTCCGTTACCCGTATCCGAAGCGTTGGCGTTTACCGATGCTTTTATAGTAAATGTACTTGTTGTAGGTACGGAAACCACTTGGAACTCTGCATTTAGGATGGCGGCGGTAATATTTCCACCCAAGCTCGCAGCGCCACTAAAGGTAACAAAGTCCCCGATGGTCACACCACTGTAGGTGTTTGTAACCGTAATAATATTGGAGCCATTAGTTGCTGCAAAGGTGACAGCGCCAGCGGCAGTTGTTTTCCGGATTGGAGTTACGTCATAAAAATAACCACCGCTGCCGTTTTGAATGTAATACTTTAGCGTTGTTCCAATCCCCAAGTAAGAATACCCGGATATGGACGCCCATGTGAACAGCGATTTTGCAATGCCCCAGTAATTGCCCGAAGCGGGTTTGTACGCAGCAGCAACCGTACCCGAATCAAGTGTCCAGCCACCCAGCTTTTCAGGATATCCAGAACGGAAACGTATATTGTTTCCAGAATACCAGCCACCTTTACCCGCAAGAGAGGTTATCTCTTGGTTTATACCGGGTTTAAACTGGAACTTGATTAACGGCATGATTCTTACGCAAACGCGCGTGTGCCTGCTTTGTCAATAATAAGGGCTTGCCGACGGGGGAAGTGCCCAATGTCATTCACTACGCTGATGTGCGTCCAAGCATCAAACTCACGGATGATCTGGTCATAGGGAAGGTTGGCAGAAATGATGGCACGAACCACCTCATCGGGGGTCATTCCGGGAACGCGGATGTCTGCAGCGCAGCCCAAGCGATGCTGGCTGGTATCTTTTGAGCCTACCGCATCATTGACTTGCTTGCTGCGAAACGCAGAGTTGACCATGATGGGCTTACCTCCGAGGGTGGCCTTGACCTGCTCAAGCAATCCAGCCACACGTACCAAGTTTGCTTTTTCATCTGCATTGGGTGTGTTATCAAACTCACGGTGGTCGGTATGGGTTAGTTCTTCGAGGGTGAAGTGTTCTGTGAGGTTCATACTGTTGGGCTCGACTGATGAAGGAGTTGGTCTTTGTTTTGGCTGGAGGCGCTGGAGCCAAAGTAGAAGGCAATAATACCCGTCCAAGCCGTTCCAAGCGAGCCCAACATTAACATAAGCGCATCAGAGGTGGCAAACGTTTTGGTCATCAGTCCAATCAGGATCCCAAAGAAGCCAAGCGTAACCAATAGAGCCAGCACGGGCGGCACAATAGAACGGGTTGTGGACTGCATATCACGGGCAGACTTGCGGTCATCAACGGCCAACTTGGCAAAGTCCAAGCCAAGTTCCTGAGCCCGAGCCTTGATGGCAATCTCCGCCTGCTGGATAGATGCAATTTGTTCGCTGGTCAATTTGCCAGATTCAATGGTCTTCTGTGCATCATCGGCAGAAATACCGAGAGCGTTGGCAGCAATACCATACGCCATAGTGCCGAAAGGCCCCGCAATAGCGGTGGCCAATGTGGGTGCAATTGCTTTTAACCAGTCCATTTTATTTCCTTATGAAGTCAATGTATTCCATCGTACCCCACGCCAATAGGGTAATAAGCAGTGCACCGGCGGCTATCGCCAGTACCATTTCAATTGCTTCCGAAATTTCTTGTTTTCGCTTGGCTTTTGCCTTTTCCATAGCCACCTCCTCCGCTTTGCGTTTTTGCACAATCTTGTTGCGCTCCATCAGAATTGCCTGCCATACATCGGCTTGACCAGACCAGATCAGGTGCTGCTTCAGTTCATTCTCTGCGTCCTGCAACTGCTTGGCATGCAGTACCGTCTCAAACGCCTGCGCGGTGTCCGACTTACCAAATCCTTTCTTTGGCTCAGATGCAGCTTTTGCAACAACGTCCTTGGCCTCAAAGAACTTCATCAGATCACCGGAAATAGCTCCGATGTCCTTGCCCATTTTAATCGCGGCTTGGACTCCCTTAATGGCCGCTTGGGCCGTAGCAAAGGCGGTGATCGGGTCAATCATGTTTAATCCATTTGCGTCACTAATTATGCGCTTACGTTGTCAGCGGGCAGCGGAGTATTGCCCCCTTCCAGCCACCTAAAATATTCTTGGTAGTCTGTGTTGGCGGGGTTCATTGGTATATCCCACCATTGTGTTTTATCTTCAGTCACATATTTTCTGACTGCTTTAGGCTCTTCGCCAGAATATGAAATTAATTTATACATTTATAACTCCGCAGATGCAGCCGAACGATAACCATATACAAAACAAGAACCCGCAGTATTCGAATATAATGCAGCTAATCCAGCAGAAACCCCCGAATATGTTGCACTAAAAGCATTTGAGCCATTATTTGTAACTGTTTGAGCAACATTTGGGTCGGCTGATAAAGTTGCAAAAGATGGAACAGTTCTCATATCTACTTTATACGGAACAGAAGTTCCTAAACTTGCTCCTGCTCCTGTTGCAGTAAAACCAAGATTAAACGAAACCCATTGAAAATACCGCTGACACAAAGCTAACTCGGTGCCATAAGGACGGTAGTCAAAGCTAGTTGCTATTGAGCCTTTTTCTAGCTGAATATTATCAACAACCCAAGTGCCTGAGGTTTGCGCACCAACAGTAAATACAACCTCTATACCTGTTGTAGCGGCAGAGGGGATGCTAATTTGAGTGTTGTAGTTTGTTATAGTTGATGTAACAGTAAATGTACCGGTAGCAATTTGAGTACGTGTAGGGCTGGCCAATGTACCAAATGTATCTGCCGTGTTTGCGTAGTATGCAGTCCACGTCACTGTAGTCAACAAACTATTTGAAATATCAACAGATAACGTAGCCGTAGAACCAGCTAAATCATAACTATTTAACTGTTCAATACGTTGTCCAATACCAACCGCAGTAACAGATGCTGCGCCCGTAATTTGCAACCTATTTTTTACTGCGCCAGTACCAGCAACTTGCGCAGCAGTGACGTTTGCACCAGTGCAATATACGTACCAACGGTCAACAGTTGAATAACCAGCAGCAATTGTGCTTCCCGCTGTAATTGTCGCAGAAGTAGCTCTTTGGGCAATTTGCATTGCCCCATTAAAGAAGCGATTTTTGAAACTAAAGGTGTTGGGGGTATTTATTTCGTTTACAAAAACAGCGTTTCCGCCGGAGTTAATACGCATCCGCTCTGTTGAGCCGCTTTTGATAATTAGAGCACCGTTGGTGCCGGGTGTTGTTCCGTAGGCTGCACCCGTGGTAATTGTTACGTTACCGCCGCTGGAGGTTGTTGTGCTGTTGTATCCGTCCGTGGCTGTGATTGTGATATTGCCGCCGTTTTGACCGGCAATTTGAGATGCACCGGCGGATACGCTTGCTGAACCCGGAGTGCCTGCTGCGTTTAAACTATTACCAGCACCAGCGGTTAAAGAAACATTGCCGCCAACCCCCGACCCAGTTGCCAAGGTTCCCGCTGCGCCAGCGGTCAAAGATAAGGCACCGCCGGAGCCAGCCGATGTTGTCGAGCTTCCCTTACCTGCCGTAATGGCTACAGCGCTTCCTGCGGTTCCCGATGTTGTAGGTTGTGTGCCGGTTATAGCAGTAATATCTGTGTTTACACCTGCGCCTGTGATTGCGGGGGTAATTTTGACGTAGTCGGTTCCGTTGTACGCAACAACTGCGCGTTCCCCGTCTGCAAGGGTAAAAACACCAGAGCGTCCGCTTGCTGCAATGGTAAGTGCGAAGGGGCCTCCGGTACTTCCACCTGCGTTGTTGATAAAGTACCACTTACTAGATGCTGGCAGGGTCAGGGTTCGCGCGGCGGTCTTGTTACCGGTTATATTCAGAATGGCATACTGCGCGGTTGTGGATCCAATATTGGTTGCCGATGATGTTCCAGCGGTGTTGGAAAGGGTTACGTTTGCCGTGGTGATAGAGACCGAAAGACCGCCAGCAATGGCAATGTCCAAATATTGCGTAAGTCCGTTGTCCACTACATCGCCCCAAGTTCCAGACTCGGTTCCCGTGGTGATAAGCGGCAAGCTAAGGTTGGTTGAAGGCGTATATGACATGTGTTACCTCTAAGTATTAATAGGCGTCCATCCGGGCATTTGTGTTGTAATTACCGGAGTCCAGCCTGATGTTTGCGCATTTTCTACGCCACTCCAGTTTGCGCTCTGCGTAGTGTTAATTGGATTCCAAAGGAACGCCGCCTCAAAAACTGATTCACCTGTGCTGGATTCTACAACAGCTATGTTAAGAATGGCAGTTGTTGCAACTCCGTCCAACCCTGCTGCGTCTTCTAGGATAGTGTTGATTGCCTGTAGTTGAGTGGCTAGGGTGTCTTGGCCTGAGACGGCCTCCAAAATTGATGCAACAAACACACTTCCCGCAACTGAAGAATCTACGCCCGATGCCGCTTCCGATATTGACAGGGATATTTGAACCTGTCGAGAAGTGGCATCCAGACCAGAAGCGGCCTCTGCAATTGCGGCGGATAGTGTCGCGGTTGACAGTATTGAGTCAAGTCCAGAAACGGCTTCCGCTACTGCTATATTAAGCGTAGCAGTTGTGGTTAAGGCATCAAGTCCAGAGGCTGCTTCAGAAAGGGCTAGATTCAGCGTGGCAGTGGTGGTCACCGTATCTAGGCCAGAAGAGGCTTCAGATACTGAGCTGGCTATCTGTAGTTGAGGGCTTACAGCATCAACTCCGGAAGATGCCTCGGATATGGTTCCTGCCGCCTGTAACTGGGCAGTGGTTGAATCAATCCCTGAAGAAGCTTCTACCACTGTGCTTGCTATTTGAAGATTGGGGACTATTGCGTCAAGACCAGATGCTGCCTCGGAGATTGTGCCCGTTGTTACTAGCTGCGTGGTTAATGAGTCAAGCCCTGCGGCGTTTTCATTTATAGCGCTTGCTGCAATTAGCTGTGCAAGTATGGAGTCAATGCCAGAAGATGCCTCAGTTATGGAAACGCTAAAGCTGCTTCCACCTGATGTATACGTTATAACGACAATGCCGGTAGAGCCCGAAGTGCCGCCTCCACCATAAACCCCAGTACCGGCAAGTTGATAGTCAGTGGTACCTAGCGCAGAGCCGCCCCCGGCACCACTTCCGGGGCCGTATGAAGTGCCGCCAAGGCTCCACAATGGGACTGCAGCAACACTGCCATTGCCACCTTGTTTAGCTAATCCTCCGGTGCCATCAAACCCGCCGCCCGCACCTCCGCCGCCATTAGTACCATTTGACCCAATATCAGCATATACACCAAAGCCCCCAATGATGCCCGCCGCAGAACTACCGCCGTTACCACCAGTACCGCTACCTGTAATGTCAGCACCAAATGAAACGAGTCCAGTACCCCCACCACCAAACGAACTAAAAGCTCCAGCGCCGCCACCGCCCCCGCCAAAGTTTGGTGCAGTGGTTGATGTAAAAGCGTCTCCGCCATTACCACCAGCACCATATGGCCCCGCAGCGCCACCGGAACCACCAAGGCCATAATATGAAGATATATTGTTTCTTTTGCTAGTGCCACCGTTTCCGCCGCTGTATTTAACATCGCCAATCGACAAAGACGATTGACCACCAAGTCCCGTTGAAGACCCTGCCGTACCCGCCTTTGCTAAAACTGCTTGTGTTGTTGGCGTAACTCCTACTATTGGTGCGGAGTTTGTTGTGTTGGCCCAACTATCCGCTGAAGTGCCTATATTTATGTAAAATGTACTTCCGGGGGTTACCGAAATAGCATTTGATTTTGCATACGCTCCTCCACCAGCACCAAATCCATTATTAGCGGGGGAGTCAGCCCCACCGCCAATGGCCTCTACGGTAATTGACGTTACCCCAGACGGTACGGTAAAGGTTCCTGTGGCTGTATATACAGCAGTTGTTTTTGCAGTTACAAAATTCCAGCCGGTGTTGTTGCTGGTGTTTGTAGATACGTACGCATTCCAAGTAGCCCCGCCAGAAACGGTGGAGTCTTGTATTGTCAAGTAAACTGAATCTATGGTGCCGCTTGCTTGGCTTATTGTTCTGGCTGTTCCAGCAGTGTCGCTGTTGATGGTAACAACATTCCCAGAAGAACCTGTAACAGCAAAATTACCAACAACAAACGCTGTCGTGCAAGTATTAGTAATGGTGCAAGGTTGGCCGGGTGTATTACCAAGAGTGGTACAACGCGCTCCAGTTGCGGATGAATTCCCCAAATACAGCGTTCCGCCAGATGCGCCCATTACAACTGCGCCGACTTGGTTTCCAGAGATGGTGCTTCCGTTTGAGTACGCGCCTGTATTTGTAAACAACACAGTGGCGTTCAGCATACTGTAAGTTGTATTTGAGCTATTTCCAACAAATCCAGTGGTACTTGTTCCACCGGTAATAGTTATTACAGAATTTCCAAACGCAATAGATTTTGTATTTGTGTTATTGTAATTAAGAACGCCACAAGTTATATTGTAATTATTTGAGTTAAACGTCCCGCTTTGCAACGTTAGAGATCGTGTGCTACCTAGCGTAAGTGCGCTCAGTAGTTGGTAATTACCAAAACCACCAAATAAAAACGGAAAGTCTAATGTTAACCCTCCGGTATTAATTGTTCTTACGGTTGCACTTGTTGAACCAAAGTTTGTTACCGATGTTCCACCCGTTGTGGACATGTAAGATGGAAGAGTTAAATTCCCATAAATAGTCCTAGACCCATTTACTAAGGTTGCACTACTGCTCGTAAAATCTAAATTTAAAAAAGACCCGATAATTGAAACCAAACTACCTGCTGCGCCCGAAGAAATATATAAGCTAATTGCATTTGTTTCAGACCCGCCCGCTGTGTTTCCGTGGGCAAATGTTGCTGTATTAGAGGTGGATGTGCTACCATTTGGCACATTAACCGTGGGTGTTCCTGTAAGCGTAAACCCTGTGGCTGTAGAAACCTGCCATAAAGTTAAACTACCTGCGTTAACATTTCCTGTTATTGCTATGGAGCCACCATTAAATGCTATTGAGCGAGTATTTGAGTTAGTGCTGCTAAAGTTAAATGCGGAAAGAACAAAACCGCCGAGATTTAAAGCTCCGTTTGTTAATGTTGTAAGACTACCTGTGGTTAGGGCGTTTGATAGAGTCCACCCTCCGCCAACACCGTCAAAAACAACTGTGTTAAATGTTTTTCCATTTGCACTTATGGTTTTGCCGGTTGTAGTTGCTGCAAATGTTAATGTACCTGTAAATGACCGAGTGAATAATGTTGCGGGTAGCGCAAGACTTCCGTAGATAGTCAAGCCAACAGACCCGGCTAGGGTCATGGTTCCATCAACACCAGTTGCCGTGAAGTCGGCGCATACAGCAGTCACGGTAGCCATTGTTACCGTAAACGCACCCGTTCCAGAATTGGAGTTGGCGTCAAAGATTACGTTGTCGGCAGAGGTGGGTACAGACGCGCCGCCAGCCCCGCCCGAAGTCGTAGACCAGTTTGTGGTATTTGTGCCGTTCCAAGTACCACTGCCGTTGCGCCAGTATCTATCCGCCATTATGCTGAGGGGACAGGGTTACCATCCTCATCGTAGACCACGTTGCCGTTTTCATCCCGCATGTACTCAGGTGCGGGCGCGGTAATAGCTTTGACCCAGTTATCAAAGCGCTCTTGTTTCATTGCCTCTAGCTCCGCATCTGTGAAGGTGTGGTCATCGTTCAACACAAGCGCGTCCCTAAAGGCAATGCCCTTATACGCAAACTCAAAAACAATTTGCATGTTGCCCCCTGCAATGGGTAGGTACTTTAGGTCGCAGTCAAGCTGAAGGTGTAGGTCACGTTCAGAGTGTCGCCGCTCACAACGCTACGGTCACCGGCGGTGAAGGTATTAGCTGAGAACAGCGTACCGGAAGTTCCAGAAGCTGCGCTGCACAAAAATGCGCCACCAAGAGTAGCCGTAGTATTCATAGTGAAGGATGCTCTAGAAGCAGAGTTGGTAGCTACAGATGGATTGGCCGTAGTAGCGGCAGCAAAATTACAAGCAGGGCGATTACCTGCATAAGGAGTGCTTTCAGTCCATCCGGAATGGGATGACAATGTATCACCGGCTGCAATTGTTACGCCGGAACCGGGGCCGGTAATTAATCCCAAATACCAAGCGGTAATTTGAGTTACAGCTGTAGCGCCAGCGGTCAAAGCAACGCTTGCCATGTACTGTATACCGACGTTGACAACTTTATTTGGAACTTTTTCAGTCCATTTAACAACACCATCAGCACCAATACACTCAAATGTGTAAACGCCAGATGCAAGAGTATTTTCTGTAGACATAGTATTTCCTTATGCGCTACGAATCAGCGCGGTGGTTGAAGTGTTAGCTGGCATAGTCACGGTGAACGTATTGGAGCAAGACTTATCTGAGCCAAAATCAATCACCGCAACGGATGCGTTGCTTGCGCTTGTATTGTAAATCAAAGCACAACGTGATGTAAACGCAGCCGGAGACCAGACGGCGTTGTTAAAGTTAATATAGACCGTGCTAGTTGTTGGGTCTGTGTTGATTGTCACGCCCGTTAACGCAATACCGCCTGCGGTGTAACCTGTTCCAACAACCTCATTGGTTGTTGTATATACGGTAGTGCCTTGGTTTAGACTTGCGTTACCCGTATACAGAGCCATCTTGAACGTGTTGGTCTGGAAGTTGTGAACCGCAAGGTACAACTGCTGTTTAAAGCTTGTGGTCTGGCCTTGGACAATTGCCATGTTAGGTCACCCTCTGCCGGTACTGGCCAGATCTGTAAGCATCCATTCTCTCAAGGCCATCACCCAGACGCTTGGCTTGCATGAGCGCTTCTTCGTACTTTTTATCCACAAGCGTGATGATATCAACCTCACCCTTCATAAAGGTGTAAGCCTCGACCAAAGTTCCGTAGAACAGAGCGGAGTCGTAGTTATCACCAAGCCAAGTTGTACCGGCTGCGTTAGCAACGGTAGATACAGACAAAGAAAAACTTGAGCCCGTGCCGCCAATATAGGTATTTGCTGCTGTCAGGGTATTCCCTACAACGTATTGGCAACCACCGGAAGTTAGTGTTACCGCTGTAACAACACCGCCAGACACTGTAACCGTTGCGGTCGCACCAGAACCAGAACCGCCAGACAGCGGGACGTTGTAGTACGTACCACTTGCATACCCCGAACCGGCTGTAATAGTAACGCCAGTAATAATCCCCTGCACAATTGACTCAGGATTAAAGAAGTAGTGCATCTCCACGCCGTATGTAGTATCAGGAGTTGGGCCAAGCAGAAAAGCAAGTTCAGTTGGTGCTGTAGATTGCGGGCCGAAGATTGCGTAGTACTTGGGTGCGCCGGTAGCGTTGGGGCTTGGGTAAGCCTCTCGCATGAAGTTAACATCCTTGTTTATAAGGTACGTGTAGTTCCCGGAGGAGTCAATCGTTGCCAACGAATACGTGGATAGGAAGTCCGCCGGGGCGGACAGGTATGGATTGCCCACCGTTACCGACCCAGTTTGATTCCTTCGCAGTGAAGGAAACTGGATGGTGTTAAAGATGCGCTGTTCAGCTTGTTGAATGAACGTATTGATATCCGTCACAGAGAAAGTATTCTCCGTGTACTCGGCAACCGCAGTAACAAGCTGAGTGTAGTTCATCGTTTATGCCATTGGGCCACGAGCAATACGACCCTTGGTGGCTGCACCATTGCCGCGAGTTTCAATACCGGTGGATTCCACATTGTCCATGTTGCCAATGGATACGGTGCCGTTCATAGGCGTCCAGTTTTTGCGCGTAGGCATTTCAACAGAGAAGCCAATGTCTTTATCTTCCAGCGCTTTTCCGCCGGACGTATGAGGCTTGGCATAAACGGAAGCAGAACCGTTTTCTTTGCCCATGCTTTTTGAACTAAATTTAGCCATGATTAACCTTTGCTGCGTTGGTTGACAACGCGGGCCATGTTACGCCCCATAGACTTCAAGTTTGCGTTGGTAACGCCACCTTTAGCCATCTTCTTGGTGTCCAAGCCGCCTTTTTTCAAAACAATCTTGGTGCCTTTGCCGCCTTTGTGTTCTTGGGCGTCATGCTCTTTGAACGCTTTTTTAATCATGGCAACGTCCTGCTTTTTGTCAGCGGCCATTTCTTTGCGTTGTTCAGCTTTGGACTCACCCATTTCTTTCTTAGCCATAATTAACTCCTATGTTACGTTTACACTGACTGTACCAACATACGTGGTTTGTGCCAAGTAGTTAGGTGTTAGCTTTGCATCAAAACCGCTGGCTCCGCCAATTGGATTCCAGCCCCATTGTAAATCCCTTGAACCACCGCTAGGGTAACCCAAAACGTTTAAACCAGATACTTCATACGTAGTATCACGGCGCGGATCTCGTACACCTTGCGGATCATCCACCGGGTACATGCCCAATTGCAACTGAGGCTGATCAGGATCCCAGCATGTTGGGCAAACCAACAGGTTGTAGGTCTTGGTCTTAATGACCTCTTTTTTGAGTTCAGTAAGCTTGTACTGAAACCCGCACCGATCACATTCAGCAATCGAGTTTTTGCCGGATGAAAACCTATTGCCCATCAGTAACTACGGCCAATGAACATCTGACGGGGTACAAACCGTACAGCGGCTTTCTCCCGATCTTCCTCCGATGCTAATTGCCATGCCTCATCGTATTGCTGCTTGAGCAGCAAAACCCGGTCACGAGTATCTGCCTGCACCGGAAGCTTGACCACGAGATGATAAGCCAGTCCAGCAACCATGCAAGGCAGGAAACGAAACGGTACATCCATAACGTTTACACCATCACCCGCATCCTGAGAACGGCGCAAGCGCCAATAAGCGAAGGTATAGGTCTGGCTTCCATCTGGAATAGGCCAAACGGTCACCGCAGGAAGACGCTGAACCGTAACGGAAGCTCCGACGCTGTGCGTGGCCGCTGTGGTGTTGTTCTGTCCACGAGCACAGGTGTTCAGGGTATTCCCTGATATGTACTGATAGAAGATGGTTTCATTGTCAATCAAGATGAAGCCCGAAGCGGACAAGCCAACGGTCGAACTAAGCGTGATGGTTGTATCTGTAGCGCTTACAGCGCTTGCCACTGTAAAACCTGTAGGAGAGTTCTGCGCGTCTTGGCGCTGAATCCAAACTTGAATAGGGCGACCTTGCGTCAGCTTATTTGGCAGCGTGGCATAGGTAGAAACACTAATACGGGTGATGGTCAGGTCAGACTGGTTGGATGTGCTGTTGGCCTGAGTGCGGATTACATGTTCCAGCAGATCTACCGTGTCTGAGGGAAGCGCATACGTGGATTGGCCTTGAGCGAGGGTAATGGTACCCTGATCCATAGTCCACATGTTTACACCGCGATTTGCCCAATCCGCAAACATAAGATTGAGCGACCGACGGGCGGTGCGCAAGTCATAACCAGTACGCAATTCACTACCGGCGCGTTCAAACGCTTCTTCCACGATCTCGGTGAGATCTGGGTTGTAAATAGCAGAGCCGGATGTATTAGCCATTTTGTTTACCGCAGAAGAGATGTAATTCCGCCATAAGCATAGCCCGTTGGCTGGTTAAATTGACCATTCGCGTAATAGCCACCAACAGCATCAGATGCGCGACCACCATCACCGCCTGCGGCGGATTCACTTCCATAGCCATTGACACCAATCACGCCTTGCCTAGTATCCCCAACACCGCCATCACTTTCTGGGTGCAAAGCTGGTTTATCTTCTACGGCTGGGTTTGTGAGTGTGTAGCCGCGAAAGGCATTGTTGTATGCTTCTGCGCCGGGCTGTCCAACCATCATTCCCAAAGAGCTTAAAAACTGTCCGGGTATGGCAAGAAATGGGTGTGCACGAGCCCACACGCTTGTTTCAACGGGAGACATTGCGGGTGCGGGAGAGCCATCTAAACGGGCATCATATCTTCCCGAAGCTTGCCCACCAGTCATTGGGTTGGGCGCATATACATTTTGTGCACCTTGCGCTGCTTGCGCCGCTTTGGCTTTTGCCAATTCATCTGCAGCGGCTTGATCTGCCGCAGCTTTTGCTTGTTGGTCTGCTAGTTGTTTGGCGTAATCCACGACCGGCTGTTGGCCGTAGCCATAGTTCACTATACCGTCTTGAGTGCCGTATGCATTTTGCGCAGTCAATTGACTGGGAGCAAAACCACCAAAATCTTGGGGCTGGTATGACGGTGTCGGGCTCATGCTGAACATGCCGGGGAAATATGGGTTACCCCCAAAAGACGGCTGCTGACCGGGGTTCATTCCTTGCGAAATGTTACCGTAGTTTGCCATCAATGAGGACAAGCCAGCGTCTTGAGGGTAGGCCATGATTTACTCCGCAGCTTTTGGTGTTTCTGCAGCAGTCTCCTCTACAGGAGACAGGTGAGCACGAAGGGTTGCAACAATGTCAACCAAACGTTGCTCTGCACCGCCAAAAGCTGCAATTTGATGTTGCATGCGTTCATGGATTGCTTCCAAAAAAAGTTCTGCATGCTCTTCGAGGGAATGGAACAAATTCATTTTTAACCTTTCGCTGTTTTAGCCGAGTTGATAAATGCTTGCTCGGTAGGAGCACCTTTGCTACCTACCTTGCGCATTTTTTCTTTGGAGCCATTGGCAATACGCTTGCGCTTGGCGTTGATGTTGTCATACAGACCCACTTTTCCGCCTTCGGCGTACTGCGTGAAGTTGGTATCGTCGCGTCGAGCCTTTTTGGTGCCTTTAGGCATCTTAGAGGAATCTACCGCACCCATGCCGCGCGATGCCATCATATTAGACCTTTTTGGCAATACCGTAACCACGGTAACCGGTTGCACGTTGAGGGGCGGATTTAGTTATTCCGCCTTTTGCCATCTTGGTGATTTTGCCGCCACGCTTGCGGCTAACAAAATCGGGAACAATGTATTCGCTGCCGGGTTGCGATGCGTCCGCATCAGGAGACTCTTTGTTATCCATTCCGCGCAGAGCGCCAGCGGCAATACGAGCTTTTGCTTCTGGGGTAAGAGTAGCACGAGGGCCACTTACCGCAGCGCGAGCCGCAGCATCACCCAAGCCAGACTCGTCTACCATGCGTTTGCCAATGCCGGTTTGCTCATCAATAGCGCGGCCAAGGTCATAGCCACCCTGTAGAGCAGCCAAAGGCGCATAAGCACGGCCCGCCAAACGAGCAGCGCCACGTTCACCAGCCTCAATGACGGCTTGCTTTGCACCACCGCGCAAGGCAGAAGAGCCTACATTCTTAGCCTTAATGGCTTTTTTGTAGTCCTCTACGCTACGACCAACGTAATCATCGTTTAAACCCGGAAGATAGTCCCAACGTGTTGCCATGATTGCACCTTAGCAGTATTTACCCACGGTCTTGCCGCGCTGGGCAATACCATCACCACGGCTGGAAGCAGAGCTCACCTTGCCACCACGGGCATAGCCCATTGCAGCAATCTTGGCACGGTCTTTAGCATCTTTAGCCTCTTGCACCATCTCTTGTTCGCCAACCGTAGGCTTGGGCGGAACGCCACGAGTACCTTGACCAGCACCAGCACCAGCAGATCCGCCATCAGCCATACGCTTAACACCACCGCCGCGTTTCATTCCAGCGGGGCCACCGGGCATACCACCAGTTGGAGCACCACCGGGCACTCCTGCATCAGGAGCACCGCCGGGGATACCAGCCACTGGGCCAGCGCCAGCGCCTTGAGCACGAGCAGCCAAAGCAGCCAGCATGGCCGGATTCATTTTGCGTCGGGTTGCCATAATTAACGTCCTTTGGACATACCACCGCCGCACATTGCCATCACGTGCTCGTGATGTTTTTTGTGACCGGCTTGATGGGGAGTGTGAAACTCATGCGCAGCTTTGTGACCATCGCCACCATATGTTTTTTCAACATGGTGAATGTTGTGCACATGCTTAGGAGTTTCTTCCTTCATGTTCTTCATGTCTTCGTGTTTCATAATAAGTCCTTATTTGGTTTTGCCGCCGCGCTTCATACCGGTAGTGCTACCGGCCATCTTTGGCATCATGCCACGGGTTTTACCGCGCTCAGCCAAACCATCGCGGCTAGGAGCCGCAGTTTTAACTTTACCCATCTTTTCGGTGGTCATGCCCTTCTTTTCAGAGGTACCTGTTTTACCGATAGTACTTCCACCGCTTGCCATTTTTTTCATATCGCCACCTTTAGAGAATTTACGGCCTTTGTCTGCCGCGTTAAAGTCTTTGCCCACGGACTGTGGGACTCCTGCTTTCTTAGCAAACGATGGCGAATGTGCTATCGCAGCCATGAAATCGTGTTGTTTTTTACTGGTTGAAGGCATTATCTTCCCCAAACAATATCTTTTGCACCGTCTGTGTTTCGTAAATACGGATACACATCCAGATGATACCAAGAATGCTGCTAACAAAAGCAACAACAGGTGTTAACCAACCCATAATTCCAGTGAAGGTTAGGGATATTACCGCACCATCGGCAATTGCTTTTGCTTCGTGTCCGTTCATATTAACACTTCCAAGCTCTTAGGGCTTTGTTAATCCGGCTGTTTGGGTCTTTCGCCGTTTTTTCTGAAGTCAACTTCTTCTTGGCCCCACCCATTCTCGCGCAAAAGGAGTCGCGCCTGCTTCCGCCTTCCGGCTGGGGAGGCTTCAAATTCATCCCTTGTTTTTTGGCTGACGCGCGCCCCTTGGCGTTCAAGCCACCCTTGGGGTTTTTGCCTTCTTTGCGAGTCCATGCTGGTGTATTAGCCATATGTAATCGAAATTGCGCTGAGCGTGGTGCCTACAACATAAATGCCGTTAGAGCACAAAATGCCTTCGCCGGGTAAAAGAATTTGGAATGGCTGTACTGCGGTAGCAAATTTAAACTGATACACAACTGTTCCGCTAGTATCCGTTCCATCATAAATGGTGAACGTTCCGCTGGTGCCATTGCCAAGAAACACAATTGACTTCAGGCGTGTTCTGCCCGTATAAAGCTGTGCGGGCAATGTCCCGGCATAGGCTGACTTAACGTCATATTGCATCGTCATAATTGATCTCCTGTGAATTGGGGGCCGAAGCCCCCGTAGCAATCAATTAATCGAAGTTACCGTAGGGGTAAGTGGTCAACGTTCCAATGTTTCCATCGGGCTGTGTATAGCGAACGGTGAAATAGAACTTGCCGGTTGCCAACACACCGGTTGCCACGGTAAACGGAATCAAAACCGTAAACACAACCTGAGAGAAGAAGGTTGGCTGCGCACCAAGGTTTGGATTCTGAATATCAGAAGATGTGGACGTTTGAGCAATAAACTGCGCATCGGTGAATGTTGACAATGCCTGACGGCCAACTGCAGAAATTGTTCCGGTGGCTGCGTAGGTGGACGTATTAAATGCATTACCAACCTTAACGGAAACGTTTCCGATTGTTCCTGCGGAAAGGGTTGGAACAACTCCGCAATCAATGAAGATGTCATTGATTTCGCAGCCTACTGGCAAATACATCACAACACCACGATAGATTGTTCCGCTTGTGCCCGTAGGATCTGCGGTGGGGGTTGTGGTGGTTGGGCCGCTTGTGCTGTAAGAGCTAGAGGGCGTGTAAAGCTGGCCGGGTAAGTTGGGGATACCGTTGCCCCAAACAAACTGACCGGAGCCTCCGGAGTAATAAGCCGTGCCAGCAGTAGTGACGGTAAAGTCAATGTCTGCAGCCTGCACCAAGTCGACATAACCAACATTACGCAGGGGGCCAAAACGGTTATCGCCCGAAAGAATCGGGCCTTCAAAAGTAGAACGTGCCATGACAAAAGTCCTTATGCAAAAGAACCCTTACCAATCGTTGCATCGTCTGCTGGGGCAGTGGCGGTAAGGGCAATCACCCAGATGTGTGCAATATACACCCATTTACACGCTCAGTCAACAAATAAGTAGTTAGTGGCTCACATAAAGCAGTGTTTATGAAACTACCCCTTGGAGAGCAGAGCTTACCGGCGCTAACCCGATATACCACCAACACGGCTGGAGACTGTGCGTGGTAACGGGCTTATCGTTCCTGCCCACGCCTACCTTGTTTGCCGAGATCAATCCCCATGCGTGTTAGTAGTTGGTGGCTCACATAAAGCAGTGTGTTCTTTAACAACTTCACGAATGCCCTGTACCGGCGCTAACCCGGTACACCACCAACTGTTCGTATTGTACAACAGATCAAACAAGTTTGTTTGACTTTGCCAAATTTTCTTCGCGGGTGATGACCCGCAGGTTCCACGGCACGTGTAAACCGCAAACGGCGTCAGAGCGCAGCGGGATAATGTGATCTACCACGTACTGCTCCCCCGTTAACTTGGTTAACGTCATAGCTGTTTTGTACATCTCTCGAATTTGCGCTTTTTGCGTCTGCGTTAGCCAAGGAGGTGTGGCTTGGCGGTGTTTGCGGCGACGAGCTTTGGTGTCTGCTTTGACCCATAAAGGATTGCGTTCTTTCCATGCCTTTTGGTACTCTTGCTTCACATGGGCAGGCCGCGTAGCGGCAGCTTGTATTACTTGCTCCTTATGTCGCAAATACCATTCATGTTTTTTATCTTGCACCGCTTCTGTTTGGTTGTACTGTTGAAAGTAGTCCGCACGTTTTGCGTTGTTTAATGCCCACTCCACTTTTAAGCACTCAACGCATGCTCCCTTTACTTTTCGGGGTGCAATATGGCCGTGTTTACACGGCTCCCCTGTGAAGTAATGCGTTGCACCTATTGCTTTTGCTTCAGCCCGTGTTTTGGGTAGGGTAGTTGTATCCATATGATCTCCTGAGACTTAGTTACAGGTAATATCATAGCATACAACAGGCAAAGAAAAAGGCCCCGAAGGGCCTTAAAAGTAGGGGTAAACCCTTGCTTTTAGTACGAACCGTACACGCCCAGTGGATCGCTGTAGCCGAAGCTATAACGTTCACGAGACTTGTAACGCACGTTTCCGGTGTCGAAGTCTCCATCCATCGAGTTCTGCAGAGCCACACGCTCAAAGTGCTTCAAACCATTTGGAACGTCAGTGGTCAAGAACCATGCGTTGGTAGCGGTCAAGAAGTGATTGACGGTGTAGCCTTCAGGGATAGAACCGTTGTTCTTGATGGCGTTGATATCGTTATTGTTGGTGCCGACACGGAGTTCAGTTTCCAGCAAACGGGTAGCAACGAACATCAAAGCAGGCGGAACCACCAGCTTACGGGGTTTAGCAGCGATCAACAGACCACGCTCGTCAGTCCAAGCAGCGATTGCAATAACGGCGGCTTCCAAGGAAGTCTCGTTCAAATCTGCTGGGGTAACGGGAGTGTTGCCGTTGGTGCCACCGTTAACCAAGGGGTGAGCCGAGTTAAACAAAGACACGCCATCACCACCGGTGATTGCTGCGTTGAAACCGTTGTTCAGAACGGAAGCAGCTTTTACTTGCTTAGTGTAAGCCATAGCACGAGCCAGACCTTTGGTGTAGCGAGCAGACAGGCTGTCGTACAGGTTATCTTCAATCGCCTCTTCGGTGATGGAGAAACCCAAAGCAATGGTTTCGTGGTTGTAGCGAGCAGTCCAAGCTTCTTGCGCGTTGTCATACTGGATCGCGGAACCCTCGTTCTTCGTGGGAGCAGCGGAGAAGCCGGAGAGTTTGGTCTCCTCTTCAAAGCTACGCTCAGAAGTTTCGGTTTCGTAGATCTCTTTATGCTCTTCGCCGTAGCGGGCATATTCCAGACCGAACAAAGCATTCAGACCGGGGAGCAACTCTTTAAGTAGTTGTGCACGTGAAATAGCCATTTTATGTTACTCCTTAAACAGCGACTGGGTAGTAGTAACCATGAGTGCCTTGGTTAAACTTAACCAAAACTTCAGGGTACATAGTGAACACGATGGTCGAACCGCTAGGAATAGCAGTTACGGAACCGGGCACAGCAATAGCTGCATTGATCGTGATGGAGGTAGTACCAGCGGTCAGACCGGCGGTAACAAACGAACCAGTTTCAATCAATTGACCATTGGGGGCCAAGTAACCAACGTCAGCGCCATACAAGATAGCGCTTGGCAAACCAGAGCCCGTCAGGGTAATGGTGGTGGAGCTAGAAGATCCGGTAGCAGACACAGCATAAGCGGTATCAGTTTGAACACCAACAACGCGCAGAGGGGTCTGAGCGGTAGTACCCAAAGTAGATGCCAAAGCTGCCAAGTACGAGTTACCAGTGTTGGCGTTGCCAGCAACAGCAGAACCCGTACCAGCTTGCCACAAACGGCTCAACTGAATGTTTTGACCAACCAAAGGCAAAGCAGCAGAACCCAGAGCCGTACCGGACTGGATCATTGCCATTTTGAACACTTGATCAGGATCATCCGCAACAATAGCTACGGCATCACCAGCCAAAGTCGAAGCGGGCCAGTATTGGCTGAACGTCTTTTGCTTGGTAACGGGGTTGGTGAAAGAGCAACCCAAGAAAACACCAACAATCGAATCGGTTGGAGCGGTGCTACCGGGGGTAGCTTCGCCGTTATCCGAGGTGATTGTGGATTGAACCACAAAACCGCGAACCAACTTAACGATGTCGCCATAGTAAATGTTACTTGCGTAACCATATTGAATAGCAACGCTGCGGGTAGAACCTGCAAACAGTTGCCCGCCGATCAAATTGACCGGCTTTAGGCCGTAGGGGGCCGAGACCGTAGGATATGCCATAAAAAACTCCTAAGTATTAAGAACCGGAACCAAAACTCACGCCTTTAGAAGATGTAGATTGACGTTCTGCAAACTTCTTCATACGTGGGTCGCTGTCCCTCATAAAGTTATTGTCCACTGATTCCATCTGGGCTTGGTTTTGGCTGGCGTAATAACGATCCATTGCTTCGACACGTTCTGTGGGCATAGCGCAAAGCATAAGTCCACCGATCTCCACATTACCGTTAGTAGCTCCATCCAACATCAATTCCGGATAATCAACTGCCTTTACTGGCTCCCAGCCATCGCGGCGCTTACGCGACACGTTTGTTGGATCTCCAACCGAGAGGATATGCGTGGCAACCCAACGGTGTGAGAGACCCGGACGGGGATTCGGATCGGGTAGGGTGCTAGAGGGTTTGTACTCATAGCGCATTTCTTTATCGCGTGACTCAAGTTCACGAGGGGTGCGGGTATCTGCTTTCATATTAATTCTCCAATTTCAAAACTTGTTCAGCGTACTGTTGATTCGTGAGTCCAAACTTCCGTGCAAGCGCTACTTGCGTCTGCGTCAGAGTCATAACCTTCTTCCCAGTAGACCGTGCGGCGGGAGCCACAACACTTACAGTTCTTTTTGGAGAACTTTCTGCGGCAGATTGCCGATTTGCATCACCGAATAACTCGGGGAAAGCAGACTTAACGCGAGCGTCAATGCGCTCGAAGTACTCAGGGTGATCAGAACTGATACCTTGAGCCACTAGTTTTTGATGCAACCCTAGTGCGTAGTTGGAGTATTCTTCAAATCCCGGCGCACCAAACCACTGGTTTTTTGCTTGCCAGCGCAAGGTAGCCTCATCAGGCTGGTTAGTTTGCGGAACCTGTTGCGTTTGTACCACATTATTTTCAATCGGTAAAGTGGCCGGTCGAAAATTATTTGCAGCAGCCAATCGCATTTTGGCGTCGGTAAGGGCTTCCTGAGCGGCAAGCATCTTTTCTGCGTCAAAGGCTTCTTGAGCGGCCCGGAATTTCTGGCGGGCCATTTCAATTTCTTGCTCTGCAGCGGACTTAATGGTGTCTCCATATTGCTTGGAGCCCTCATTAACATACTGCTTGAGTTGTTTGTTTTCGTTCAAAAGCTGTTGCGCCAAGCGCTCCAACTCTTGTTTTTCACGCAACGTAGCTTCTTTTACGCGGCGCTCATCATGGCGAGCATGTGTTAAATCCTTGATGCGTTTTTTAACGCTTTCGGAGTATGAGTTAATCTCATCATCCGTAGGATCTGCCACCTCTTTATCAAGGGGCTTACGGCCACGGTCTTGAATTGGGGTGTCATCTATGACGTTAATCTCAATGCCATCATCTGCTGGCGCTTTGATTTCTGCGTCGATTTCATCGGGGAATTTAAACTCTTCCATGCTTACTCCATTTAAGCGCGGCTGATGCCACGGGGATCGTCCACCACACCTTCGACTTGATCGTCGTTAATGAAGCGGAACTCTTTGCCGTAAATTTTGAAACGTGTACCGGCATAAGCCCGCACAATTACAAAATCTCCGGGTTTGCTCCAAGCTCCGCTTGGGAACTTGGTTGTATCTTTATACGCATCGGGGCCAACCTTCATAACAAACAACACGGTTGTTGAATGCTCTTCCTTACGAGCCCACTCGGATGGTTTAACCAAATCGAGTTCCGTGCCATCAATCTTGTCAGAAACATCTGGAACCATGCAAAGCAATTTAAACCCAGTGGGTTCTGGCAGCATGGTGCCTTTTTCTTCTGGTGTATCAACCTCCTCCGGAGCGGATTTGGGTTGAATTTGCGGTGGCAAAATCATGCCGGGTGGCAAAATAATATCAGTCATCGGATTCCTCTATCTGTTTAGCAAGGTCAAGTAAGTAACCCTCTGCGATGGCTAGACCCTGAATCACCCCGCAAAGTTTTTGATATTGGTCGAATGTTCCGCATTGCCCAGTGGCAACATCATCTGCGTAATTATTCATGTCATCCCGTATTTTCTTGCGCAGTACGGCTGCGAATTGATCAATCATTCTTCATCCTGAGTTGGTTGCGCCTCTTGCTGATTAGCTTGCATTTGGCGTTCGCGCATTGCTGCGTCGCGTTTGTGTTTTGCAATTTCCAAACCTGTACGCATTCCGGTTTGTTGTTCCGTAGATTGAATGTTGCGTTTGTGTTTTTGCACATCCACACCAACCTTCATACTTTCTAATTGCAGCGTTCCATCTACCTTTTCTTTCTCTAAGGCAAACTTCATTTCGTGGTTCTTTTGATTTAACTGCAGTTTCATTTGCTCAAGCTGCGCTTGGGCCTGAGCCTGCTGTTGTTTCAGTTGAACTTCTTGTTGTTTAATCTGCAGTTCCTGCTGTTTAATTTGCAGTTCCTGTTGTTGCATTTGAACCAATGGATCTTGGTTCGCCTGTTGGTTTTGTTGTTGTTGAGCTTGCTGCTGTTTCTGTTGCAAAACGCGCTGCGCAGCTTGCGCCATTAAAGAGGAAACGGCAACTTCAACCTGTGGTGGCATTTTTTCATTCTGCGCGGGCAATGCGGTACCCAGTTGTGCCTCTACTTGTTTGCGGTATGAGAATCCAACGTGCTCCGCAATATGAGCTTGCATTGCAGCCATAATCATTGGGGCCTTTGGGTTTTGCCCGACAAGCTGCATGATCTGTGGATCCTGCATTGCAGATGTGTGCACAGCAATGTGTGCATCATGGTCTTGGAAAGCAAAAGCTTTCAAAGGAGAACCCCTGAGCGCATTGACATTTTCTGAAACCGGGTCGGTCGGGAACTGATCGTCTGGCAGAGGAACCAACTTATCTGCATGCTTAATACCAAGCACCTCAAGCATACGGCGATGCAGTTGAGGCAAGTCATAGATATCCGGAGCCATCTGCGCCATTTGGATAACGGCTTGGTACTGCACCACACGCTGGCTCATTGTGGCTGCGTTGGGGTCGCTGACGGGGATGATGTCTACGTGAGAGAAATCAGAATGCTTGGACTTGCGGCCACCCTTCTCTGGGTCAAAGTCGTATTCGCTTGGGCAGTCATCACGAATGATTGCTGCAAGCAATTGAAGTTCTTGTTTAAACGAGTAATGCACACGGGCCTGTACGGCGGTCATTACTTTAAGCTGGCGCTCAAGCAGTGCTAACGTTGTACCCACGGGAGCTTGGCTGGACATGTCGCTAATCTGCATGTCTGCGGTAGCGGCAAAGCGTCGTCCCTCTTCAACAATGTTGTTGAGCAGGTTATAGAGAACTTGGCTTGGCTCTTTATATGGCAGCGGAAGAATGTTGTCCCGCAGAGCGCCCGAACCAATATCTACGTCTCTAAACTCTCCCGGCGCGATTGGCGTATCATCTCCCTTAATGCGCAATCCACGAGATTTAAGGCCTCCCGGTAGGTTTGAGAGCGTACCAGCATCGACAAGCTGCCGCATGATTGAGGTTGCTGATTTAGCAAATCCTCCAATGAGGTGGAACAAACCAAACCCGTAAGCCCCGAATCCGGGGATATATTGGTAGTGGACAAAGTGTTGGAGCTTGAGCTTGAGTTTGTCATCTTCTTTCCAGTTGCGGCGAACAGATAGAACCTGATTGGTTCCTTTGATGATAGTGACTACATAAGGCAGCGCAATGCCCGTCTCCTCGCCCTCATCATCCAAATCTTCAAATCCCTCAAGATCCAAGTCCACCATCATTTCATAAAGGGTGTAACGGTCATCGTTTAAATCACTAAAACCAGTCTCTTGGTCTTTGGCTTTTTGAATTTCATCCGACTGGCGCAAAGGTTCTGCAAGTTCAACATCTGCGTAAAAACCGCTTGCCTGCAGCTTCAAAATATCGTTTTTGTGCATACGCATAACATGCGTAACACGGGGAGATGTGCGGATTTCGGTGCAGCCATAAGGCAAAAGAACGTCTTCTGCGGGCACAAAAGCGGAAACTTGGCGTCCCAAATTGGAATCTTTGTACACCTTTTTGAATGAGGAACCTGCCGCAGGCAGACTCCACAGCATTCGTTCCATTTCAGGGCGGAACTCAGGCATTTTTTCAATCAGCTCGTAGTTCATGTCCTCTTGGACATTGGCTGCGGCCTGTTTTTTTTCCGGAGTCTCTGCGCCCCAGATGGTTGTACGTACTGGGCCTGCTGCGGGGAACATTTCGGTGATGGTTTCGGACTGAAAACGCACCACCGCCTCGGTAATCATTGGGTGAAACACCCCGGAAGCACCGTTCCAAGGCTCTGTGCGCTCCTCATACTGCAGTCCAAGCAGCTTTAAACCCGTGATATAGGCTTTTTCCCAGTCTTTACGGCTGTTTTTGTCATTGTCAGCCTCGCTTGCAAGCTCTGATGCCAAACTTTGGAGCATTGCATCATCTAAAACATCAACCAAGTTAGCAGAGAAGTCATCCCCGCTATCCGGAACAATATCAATATCGGTGTTTCCTGCGTGGATGTGTAGTTCTTTTGGATCTACGACCTCAATTTGGATCTCTTCTGCCTCTGGGGCATCTCCGCGTCCGGGCATAACCTTATCAATGTTTGTAGCCATAGCAATCCTTAGTAATAGGCGGCTGATCTGCGCCTGAAAATAATTGGTTCATCTTCTTCATCGGATGCAATTTGAATAAATCCGCCTTGGCGGAACTTCATCAGGGCTTGGCTGCTTGAGTCAACCAAGTCATCGTGGTCTCCATTTGGAAATGAAGCCAACTCATCCATAACTTCTTCTGCCCACCTTGTTTCAGGGCACCAAACAACCCCGGAAGCAAATAAATCCGCTATAGAGTTTACACGGCTAATTTTGTCATTGCCTTTGCTTGGTGTAAACCCTTGCAGAGGTATCCCCATTTTGCGTAACTCATAGATAAGCGGAGCACCAGCGGCGCGTTGCTCAATAATCAAGGAGTCAGGCTGGAACTCTTGATAAAGCTCATAAGCCTTAGCTTTTAGTTCTGGAAACTCCATACGCTGTTTAAATGCATCAAGGAGAATGATGTTTGTCTTCATGTCTCCATGCTGATTGGGATGGTCAAAAACACCCCAAGTTGTACAGGCGGAGTAGTCTGCGCGGTTGTTCTTTTCAAAGGCGGTGTCCCATGACTGAATGATGTAGTCACACTGCGGTGGATGACGGTCTTCCCACATTCTCCAGTCGCTGCGTTTGATAATTGCGCCTTCATTACCCGTAGGGTTCTGCTGGTATTGAGCTTCCCATTTGGCTACGGGGATTTCAGCCTTGATGGCTTCAAGCTCTTCCTTCTTCCAAAAGGCAGGCCACAGCGGGGTTCCAGATGGAAGCAATGCGGGGAACTCAATTACTTCCCATTCATCTACCCCATCCCCCGCAGACTTTTTCATTATCTGCCCGGTCAAGTCGCGCTTGGCCCAGCGGGTCATCACAATAATAATGGCACCACCCGGCTGTAAACGCTGACGCGGGCCAGATGTGTACCACTCATACACATTATCAAAGACCGCCGGATTGTTCTGTTTTGCTTCCTGCTCGGAGTGAGGATCGTCAATGATCAATAGATCAGCGCCCTTGCCAGTAACAGCACCACCAACACCAATAGCAAAGTAGTCACCGCCCTTATCCGTGTTCCATCGTCCTGCAGCCTTGCTGTCGGTAGACAGCTTGGTATCAAACACCTTTGTGTAGGCTTCAGAAGAAACAAGGTTCCTAACTTTCCGGCCAAAGCCGGTTGCAAGTTCTGCGGTGTGGGCAGTCTGGATGATCTTTTTCTCAGGGAACTTACCCAAGAACCAACTTGGCAAGAGGTAAGAGGCAAACTCAGATTTGGTATGCCGTGGAGGCATGTTGATGATCAATCTCTTTAGCGATCCATTGGCAACACGCTCAAAGGCATCAGCCATGATTGCGTGGTGTCTGCCCGAAATAAATACGGGCCACATCTGTTTGGCAAAGAACAGGAACGACTCTTTGCATCGTTCAACCCGATCCATCTCCAGCAAAGCGGTAATCTTTGCTCTTTCTGTTTCCGGCACTTTGTCCACAATTTGCAAAAAGCTGGAAACTTCTGTCTGCGTGAGGAGACTCATAGCTTTCCAATCTCCTTTACGGAGCGGTCTTTAAGAACCACAGAACGAAACTTGTACGGGCGGTTCTCAAGGTGTCCTTGTTCTTTTAGTTTATGGATGATCCTGTGGATGTTTGACTTTGAGCTCAGGCCTATGCCTTTAGCAATAACGTCATAGCTAGGCGACACACCGTGTAAACGGGTGTACACCTTTATGAAGTCATAGACAAGCTTTCCTTTTTCAGTCATACCACTAGTGTAAACGCAAATACGAACGTTCGCATTAGTTTTTAAAAATTTTATATAGGGGTGGGGGGTGTTGTAAGAAAACAACAGGGGGTGGGTGGCTAGGATTTGAATGAGTGGAATAGAGCGTAACGTCCGAGCATGCGACACGGCCAAAAGAGGGGGGTGGGGGCACGGTGGGGTCAGCCATACTCGGTATCCGCGCACCGCGAAACCCAGCAAAATAGTATCGAGATAATACTTAATACCCTCCGACATACTCAGCGTTTAAACATACTCTGATGCGTTTAAACATACTGCTGCAAAGCAGGGATCACATACCGCCAAAGTATCTGCAGAGTATCTGCGGAGTATCAGGTAATACCCTTTGAGTTGATTAACTGGAGGTGACCGGACAATTCTTTTTTGAGTTGTGCGGCAGAGGGAGCGGCTTTTGTAGTGTCTTCCTCCTTCACCGTGAACAGTCCCGATGCCTTCCCCATCAACTCCAAGGCCTTCAGCCTTGAGCTTTCTTGCTTTGCACCTTGTGCCATAGCCAAGAGGCTTTTGAGTACGTACCGCTTTGTGGCAACCACATCATCAGAGAGGTGCTCGATGGTCTCGCCCCACGCCTCCTCTAGCATCTTGCTTATGACTGGGTGCTTTGTCAGCCTATACGCTGAGGCGCTGAGCGCCCTGTCATTTGAGGTGTCGTTTGGGTATGCCTCTCTGTAGGCTTCGATGTTGGTCTTCCCTGCGGTCTTCGCCGCTACAAAGGCTAGTTGGTTGGTGGTGAGCTTCCTCATAGGTGTTACTGCCCCTACGGGTTTTCCGTCACTGCGTAATGGTGGTGCAGGGGAGTCAAGGGCAGCCTGTTCCGCTTCGCTCAGGGGTTCGGCGGGGTTTTCATCTGAAGGCGCGCTGATGGCGTTCAGCATCTTGAGGTAGTCACTGTCGGTCTTCATGGTCATGTGCCTTTGCTGTCGGGCTGTCGCCCTGCTGACGTTGCCCTGCCCAAGCGGGGCAAGACTGTTCGCACCCATTGTAAGTTATCCACAGGCTGTGGACAAGTCAAAAGTTATCCACAGCTTATACCCAAATGCTGTAAGTTCCACGTAAGTTTCACGTAAGTTCCACGTCAGTTTCACGTAAGAAAGGCGATAGAGCCACGATCTCGAGGCAGGTAAGGGGGTAGGTGCATGAACCCCTTAAAGTCGCTCAGATCCGTTCAAAATCTGACAAGTGCCACTTTTTTAAGCACATTTTGAGCGTAGTTGGCACGGCTTGTGCTACGCGCGTATCGCGCGATCTTATGGTTGCCTCATTGCCCTGATGAGTGCCTTTGGCACGGGTCAAATGAATAACCCTACGGTTTAGTCAACCAAATACAGATAGTTGTTGACAGGCTATATCGTTCAGGCAGAATTCATTCCGTGGTCAGGAAACGGGGTTGATGAGATTGCTCTCCCCCAGCCAACGAGCTTCCCACCACTAGCTGCTCAGGGCGACACACTGAGACAGCCGCGCAGGGCTCCAAGTACTACGCAAATGCGCTTTGATCCGCTCTGTCCAGCGAGCGGGGAGTTATATGGAATGAATGGGAGGGCTCGCAACGCCCCTTAGCCGTCTAAATGACCGCACCTGAGGTGATCTGATGCACCAAGAAAAGAAAACAGCATCAGCCCTGTAATGGGCTTTCCAAAGAGAGTCCATCACAGGGTGCTATTACCCTGCTACCGAAAGGCAAACCATGTTCCATATCCCTGCTCATCTCAATACCCAAAACCCTCCCGCTCAATTCACCCCCTCGAAAGGCTAAGACCATGAACAGCCTCAACATCAGCCCCAAGGCGTGGCTACTGCTACGCAGTATCGGTGCGATCCAGCCTGACGGCTCTGTGCGCGTCCCTGATGGGATGTCAGACCTGTTTGAGTACCGATGGGGAGACGGTTTGGTCACCACACCCAAGGGTCAGTCCACACTGGATAGGCTCAGGGGATGGGTCGCCTGACATTTCAGCCACTTGCCCCGCTGGTCGGGGCTTGTGAGTGCAATGTCGCACTATCACTGGAGAGACCATGAAAATCCGCTACGTATGGCAAGCCCACGGCATGACCTTCAAGACCCTCAAAGCCGCCCGCGCTTGGTGTGCCCTCAACCGTGATGGCATGAGCATCATTGCCCGTGTCAAGGTGGGAGCACCAGCATGATCAACGCCATTGCTGAATACTTTGACTCCCTCACTGACGCCGAGGCTCTCGCTGAGGCTCAAGCCCTGATTGACCAACTCACTGGAGAATGACCATGTATACCGCTCAAGTAAATGCCTTTGGCAACGTGATTGTCTGCAAGGGTGATACCGTTCGCAATTCCTACCGCATCGTTTACACGGGTTCTTATGCGGAGTGCCTCGACATCAAGGCGAGGGGATGGAAATGAAGCCAGTAGCCCTTTTTTTGCGTGACTTGCTGGGCGCGGTTTTCATTGCCGCGCTTATCGGTTGGCCTTTTTTGGTGTGGCTTTGGAGGCAATAAAGTACAGCCCCGCCGTGCGGGGTTGTGCTGTGGTGCCTTACCACGTTGGCGCTTTTGCCATATTTTTGGAGATGATGATGGACGATGTTCAATTTGCCACCCGCGAGGAGTGGTTGTGTGCGGCGGTCGAAGAGTTTCGCGCCGTGTTTGAGGCTGAGGGTTTCCCCATTGCACAGCGCATTCGCGTGTCGTGCGGGTTCCCTTCCAATGCCCGCCGTTCGGGCGCAATCGGTGAGTGCTGGGCTGACACCGCCTCCGCCGATAAGACGATGGAGATCCTGATATCCCCCGCCATTGCGGACACCCACAAGGTGGTCGAGACGCTGGTGCATGAGTTGTGCCACACCACCGCTGGCGCGATGAACCACGGGGTGACCTTCAAACGGGTTGCCGATGCCTTGGGGCTGTTGCCCTCTGCGACCAAGGGTTACAAGGCCACCTACGGTGGTGACACGTTTAAACAACGATTCACCCCGATGATTGCAAGCTTGGGCGCTTACCCTCACGCCGAGTTGTCCCTGACAACCCGCAAGACTCAGGCTACCCGAATGCTCAAGGCTATCTGCCCCGCCTGTGGATACACCGTGCGCCTCACTGCTAAGTGGGCATACAAGGCTAACGGATCGACACCGAACCTGCCCTACTGCCCCAACGATCAAGTCACCCTCACCCTCGCATAAGGACTCACCATGAACAAGCAAGAACTTTTCTCCCACATTGCCGCTCTCCCCATGTCTGCCGTCAAGGCCGCATACGCCGACTTGATCGGTGGCTTCTTCAACGGCAAGACCGCCGCCGCTGGTGAGTTGGCTGGGCTCATTGCCCGTGGCGACATCACACTGGATGCGGTGATGGCTCACGCACCGCAGACCTCTGCCCCAGCACCTGCCAAGGGTGCACCGGAGGTTGCCGCAATGCAAAACCAACTGCTCCAGCACGGCTCCGCCCTGTCCAACATCAGCACAGGAATGGATGATTTACGGGTGTATCACAAGCGTTTGGAAAGCACTGTCGCTAGTCAAATGAACCAGCTTGGCAATGACCAGCAACTGCTCAAGGGCTACATCGACAAGCTGGACACGTTCGCTGGTCAGGCTATCACCGAGATGACCAAGCGCACCGACCTGCTCAAGGATATGGTCGATGACCTGTCCAAGACCCAGCGTGTGACTGATCCCGCCGAGGTTGCCTCCGAGGTTCGCGCCGCTGTCGCGCAAGCGTTTAAACCTTTTGCATTGCAGGTGGCTCTCGCTGGTGCCGAGTCTGTGGTTGGCGAGATGGTTGCGGTCTCCCGTGTGGATCGCAAACCTGCGGTCGAGGTGTTCGGTGTCGAGGTCAAGGACGCCAAGGGCAATGACCTGATGGTTGATATCTACGATGATGTCAACGCACCTGCGGTCGATCCCAACTTTGTGTGGTCTGAGTCGATCCTCAAACACCTGCTGCTGTCGCAGACTACGGGAGAGAACCTGTGGTTCGGTGGCGAGAAGGGCACGGGCAAGAGCGAGACCGTGCGACAGTTTGCGGCCAAGACTGGGCGCGGCTACTGCCGCATCAACTTCCACAAGTACACCACGTCCGAGGACTACATCGGTTCGGTGGGCTTGGAGAACGGTCAGACCGTGTTCAAGGAAGGCGACTTCCTGCGGGCGTTCACTCACCCTGCCACGCTGATCCTGCTGGATGAGATCACCAACGCAGACCCTGCCGCTCTCGCTACGCTCAACGGTTTCTTGGAGCCCAACAGCGCGGTGTCGTTCGGTGGTGCTGTTCGCCGCCGTGCCTCGGATGTGCTGGTGTTCGCCGCTGACAACACGTTGACCAACGGTGATGAGACCGGACGGTACTCGGGTACCCGCTCCATGAACAGCGCGTTGGCTGACCGCTTCTCGCGTGTGATTGCGTTTAAACACATGACCCTCGACAAAGAGGTTGAGGCTGTCATGCGTCACACGGGTTGCAAGGATGGCTTGGCTCGACTGGTGCTCAAGGCGGTTCACGCCTGCCGCGCCAAGGTCGAGACGGGCGACATCATTGACGCACCATCTATTCGCAGTGTGCTGGCATTTATCCGGTCTGTAGGTGTGCTGGGTGTGGATGAGGCGTGGGCAACGTCCATTGGCAACCGTCAACCCTCCGAGTCGGCAACGGCAATCGAGGGCATCAAGGCCGCATACATCAGTGCGGAAAAGATCAATCAATACCTGTGAGGTTTATATGCGCCGCATGAATGGAATTCAATTCCGCGAAGGTGTCGAGAAGGCTATCTACAAGATCGCCTCTGACCTTGGCTCCCGTGTCACCATCTACTGGACTTACGGTTTGGCAACCGCTGGTATCAATCACCACGGCAATATGCACCTGTCCAACGTACCGGACGATGCAGTGGTTACTCAAGCCCTGCTTGAGAAGTACATCGGGTACGGTGTGCATGAGTTGTTGCACCGCCTGTACACCGACTTCTCTGTCCGCGACAGCCACGAGTACGTTGACGCTCTGCACAACGCGGTCGAAGATGCATGGATCGAAGGCAAGGGCATTGACCTGAACCTGACGGGCAACATCAAGGGCTTGCTGACCACGCTGTGCAACGGCATGGTGGCGGAGGCAATGGTCAAGGTGCAGGACTGGTCGAACCCAGCCCAGTACCCCTTTGCCTTGGCCGTGTACTGCCGTGATCACGCCGACAAGGTGCCATTGGCTCAGGGCTTGGAACCTATCTTTGCCGAGGCCAAGAAACGCATTGCCACCTGCAAGAACAGCGATGACACCTTGGGCGTTGCCCAGTGGGTTTTCAGTCAGCTTGGACAGCTACCTCAGTCAGCCCCCAAGAAGGGGTCTCAGAAGCCCGCAAAGGGGGCAAATCAAGCCTCCGGCAATGCGGGTGAGGGTGAGGGTGCGGAAGACGGTTCGGACGGTTCTAGCGAGGGTGGTCAGGCGGGTGGTCAGGATGAGGGGCAGCAAGCAGGCGCCGCAACCCGTCCATCAACCCGCAAGGCAATGGAGGTCGAGCCCAGCGTGGGTGATCCCCAGCAGAGCAATGGCAGTGGCGACACCTACAGCAGTTCTCATGTTCGGGTCAAGCCTCACATCAACAGCAAGCACAAGCCCCGTGACCTGACGGTCAACGTGCCTGCACGGTTGCGCTATGAGGTCAAGAAGTTGTTTGAGAATTCTGCCAATGAGGAGTTCCAAACCAACCGCCGCGCTGGTTCGGTCAACGTCAAAGCCTTGCACAAGGTCGGTCTGTCTGATGCATTATTTAAACGCCGTCTTGAGACAGAGGGCGTTGACTCTGCGGTTGTGATCCTGCTGGATGTTTCGGGCTCCATGTTCTACAGCAACCAAGTCTACAAGGAGGACGGTTCAGGTGTGGAGTTAATGGCGGCAATCGACCCCAGCATCAAGGTGTGCGCCGCCCTGTCTGACAGCCTCAAGAAGGCGGGGGCAAAGGTGTCCATCCTGACGTTCGGTGACACGGTCTCTGTGCTCAAGGCGTTCGATGATCCGGAGGCCAAGATGCGTGAGCGTCTCGGCTTGGTGTGTGACGGTGGTAGCACCAACGACTACACCGCCATCCGGTACAGCCATCAATTGCTGATGGGTCGGCCTGAGCAACGCAAGGTGCTGTTCGTTCTGACTGACGGTGTGGGTGACCAGCAGTCCGCGCGTCAGCAGTGCATTGCAGGTGACAACTTGGGCATCACCACCATCGGTGTCGGCATCCTTGAGAACGTCTCGCAGACGTACCCTCAGTCGATCCGCATCAACAACCTACATGACTTGGGCACTGCTTCATTCAAGCAGATCAAGTTGGCGGCATAACACAACGGGGGCTCAGTCCCCCATGAAAGGTACAACATGAAAGTAAGTGACATGACAGGAGCCGCTCTCGACTGGGCGGTGGCTAAATGCGAAGGCATCGAGAACGGTTACGGTATGTGGCTTGGCACCCAGTGGCTTGGCATCCCATACAGCACCGAGTGGGTGGATGGCGGGCCACTCATGGAGGGTGCGGGTATAGGTGTGTGGATGTATGAATGGAACGACCAAGGGGAGCCCGAGAAAGGGTGGTATGCAGAGGACGCAGAGGGCAACCATGTGCGCCGAGGGGATACCCCACTTATTGCAGCCATGCGCTGCTACGTTGCGTCCAAGCTGGGCGAGGACATTGACCTACCGGAGGAACTGCAATGATTGATACCAGTACCTTCATGTGGTACACACGCGACAAGACCGCAACCGTTTGGGCTCACGCCGAATCGGGCGAAGTACTTATTGCCGATTGCTACAACAAGAACCTGACCACAAGTAGTCAACGTTTAAACGCACGTTTGATTGCGGAGGCACCCGTCATGTTTGCGTTGCTACAGGAGGCATCAAGCACTATGGACTACGACCAATTTGAAGTGTTTGCTGGGATCTTGCACCGTGTTAGCGGTAAAAGCGATCCGCAGTGATGAGTGGGACTTTGTAGTCGCCGTCAGGAAGTACCCCGCGCTGGTGGAGTTGATAGATCAACCCCCCAGTGTGGGTGCCTACATCGAGTATGACGGGGCTTGGAGGGTGTACCGGACGGGCTATGACGGGTTCAGGAAGTACAGGGGTAGATTCAAAAGTTTGATCGGGGCTGTATTCAACGCCCGAAATGCTGTATAGTCGCCCCCGTTGAGGTCGCGCTCGACAGTTGAAAGCCGTTAATCATGCATTGGCTCTCGGGGATTCTCGGGAGGCGCGACCCAGTGCATGGCTAACGGCTTTTTTCGTTTGCGACCGAAACCGTACTCCGCACGATAGCAAGCACCCCAGTCGTGGTGGCGCGGAAGGAAAGCGTACACGGTATGCCGAAAGGCTAGGGGGCAGTTCCCGAACAATCCGTGCGGCTGGTCGAATATGCAAGCCGAGGGGTGCAGCTAACGCTGCCATGCATATGCCGTGAGGCGGTGAAACCAATCTCCCACTTACTTCATTCGCTTGGGGTAGGGGGGTCTTTGGGTGAAATTTATTATGCCCGCAGGGCAAGAAGGGTTACATGAGACCGATATACGAATCAGAGGAAGACCTTAAAAGGGAAGGCGGCGTTGCCGCCATCATTGAGGCTCAATGGAACTGCAAGCTGGTAAAGCTTCCCATCAGCTATCACTTGGACTTTGCTGCAACTAGGGGTGCCAAGTGTGTTGCATTCTGCGAGGTGAAGACCCGCAACTACAGCATGGATAGCATAGGACAAATGGGCGGGTACCTGCTGAGTCTGCGAAAATGGACTGCCGCGAGGGATATATGTTTGGCCTCGCAGGTGCCGTTCATTTTGGTTGTCAAGACCTTGGACGGCGTGTACTATGCCTCCTTTGCGACCGACTTTCTACCGGACAACCTGCTGGTGCGGGGCAGAAAAGATAGGGACGATTGGCAGGACATTGAGCCCTGCGTCCTCTTAAAAACAAACAGATTTACTAAGATTGCATGATGCAAAAATCTAAAGTTTATGTGAACGAGACAGAAGACGAAGAAGACCTGTGTCCAAAGTGCAACGTGCAGAGGATGGAGTCCGAACCCTCTAAGCCAAACCGAAATGGTTTCCGCACCATTAAATGGAAATGCATGGCTTGCCAAGAGACGGGCTCCTACAAGTTTGATGCACACGCAGGGTGTGTTAATTGGCCCAACTGCGATGAGTTTGGTTGCGGCTCTTATTAATAGTTTAAACGCAGAGGAATAAATGATGGCACGGGATTACAAGCGTGAATATGAAACGCAGAAAGCAAGGGGTGAACACCCCGACCGCATGGAACGCCAACGGGCGCGTAGAAAGCTGGACGCAGAGGGCGTAAGCCGCAAAGGCAAGGACGTTGCCCATGTCAAAGCCCTGAGCAAGGGCGGATCAAACAAGGACGGTGTTCGCTTGGAGCCAGCATCCAAGAACCGCTCCTTTAAAAGACGCTCTGACGGTTCAATGAAGTGATCGAAGAAGCGATTGCTCATGCCCGTGGGGGCAGGATTGCTTGCCCCTACTGTTCCCCCGAACGCAGAAAATCAAACGCCAAAGACATGACGATTAGCCACCGTGCAGACGGGGCTGTTGTCTATCACTGCCACCACTGCTCCGCCAGTGGGTCTATTCAACCAACCAAGCCGGAGAAATATATGCCCCCTGTAATTTCTGTAGAACAGAAAAACCTTGAGCCCTTCCACTACGATTACCTGATGACAAGGGGTATATCGCCCGAGGTGGCAGACAGCATGGGGCTGTTCGGGGCAAACAAGTTCTTCTCAAAGCTGGACAAGCACTCAGACGCCATCGGCTTCCCCTACTACTTGGATGGCAACTTGGTCGCGGTCAAGTACCGCAGCGTTCCGGACAAGGCGTTTACACAAGATGCCGGAGGCGCTCAGACATTCTTTGGTATCGACCTTGTGAAGAAGGGTAAGCCCATCATCATTGTTGAGGGTGAGATTGACTGCCTGACCCTGATGCAAGCTGGGGTTGAGAACGTGGTATCTGTTCCATCGGGCGCACCTATGACCGTTGCTGCGGTGGGATCTGAGGACAAACGGTTTGGCTACGTTCGATCCGCCGAGGCGGTTCTAAAGGCCGCTCCCTACGTTGTGATTGCAACCGACCAAGACACCGCAGGCCAAGCCCTCGCAGAGGAACTATCCCGCCGTATTGGTAAGTCAAAGTGCCGCCTTGCAACCTTCCCCACCAAGGACTTGAACGAGTACTACATGACCAAGAGCCAAGACATTCAAGCGGTGATTGCTACGGCAAAGCCGTACCCAGTGGCGGGTTTGAATTCTGCATCGTCCTACGCAGAGCGGGTGAATGCATTACACGACTTGGGAGACGGCAGGGGGCAGAGTACTGGGTACCACTCCTTGGATCAGATATTCACGGTTGCGCCATCTCAATTGACAGTGGTTACGGGGTACCCATCATCGGGTAAGTCCAACTTTGTGGATCAGTTGATGTGCAACATTGCAGACAACAGCGGATGGAAGTTTGCCGTCTGTAGCTTTGAGAATCAACCGGAGGTGCACATCACCCGCCTGATGGAGATTCATACCCGCAAGCGGTTCCGCGAAGGTCAGAACCAAATGTCAGATGCAGAGCGTGATGATGCGTTTAAATGGGTAGATGATCACTTTGTTTTCATTGACCACAGCGGAGATGAACCCTCCACCTTGGAATCCATACTGGAAAGAACCAAGGCCGCGATTGACCAAATGCAGATCAACGGAATTGTGATTGACCCCTACAACTACATTGACCTGACCCGCGATGGACTGACCGAGACCGAGGCCATCTCTGCGATGCTGACCAAGGTACAGCGGTTCATTAAGTCAACGGGCGTTCATGTGTTCTTTGTGGCTCACCCTGCGAAGATCAACCGTTCGGGCGTGGATCAACCCCGACCTGACGGCATGAGCATCAGCGGGTCAATGGCTTGGTGGGCGAAGACCGACAACGGCTTGACCGTGCACCGCAAGGAAGGCTACGTTGAGATTGCGGTATGGAAGTGCCGCTACCGCTGGGTTGGAACTCAGGGCGAGGTGGCCTTGATATACAACAAGACCGCAGGTAATTACACCGAGGCGATTGACGCTTTTTGACGTAGAATCATCCCGCGTTCTCTCCTTGATCACCCCGTTCGGCTTGCCTTGCGGGGTGTTTTTTTTGGTGCCACCTCCGGTATGCAACGCACGGTAATCTCAGCCCTTGGGTTATCCGGATCAAGGTGCCAATAGCAATGCCGCTCCTTGACCTGTCGGTCGTTCGCATAGATGTGGCCTTGCAGTAAGTCCAGTATCAGCGTCTCATCCAAGTCAGGTCTACGCGAAGCGTAGTAGATATGCAGAGTCATGCACAAGTCGCCCTCAAGCAACTGATCAAGTGTTTGAATTTGCTGTTTAAACGCATCACTATAACTAAGCGCCTTCTCGGACTTGATCAGTCTAGACATGCCGCCGAAGCGAACCATCCTGCGACTGTTGCTTTTTGATGCGGGTTCACCGTAAATAATTAGCGATATATCTTGCACACTGTTCGGTATAGCGATATACTCTTCATTGTCTTCCATTTGCCAACCTTTCTGCCAACATTATGAAACTTACCAACATCTACGACCTCCCCCCTGCGCTGGTCAACGCAATGACCAAGGACTCCTACACCAAGGGTGCCTCTGAGTATAGTGTCACTGGGCTATTACAGCCACCTAAAGTTGCCTTGCTACGCAAGAAATACGATGACCAAATGGTGCAGGACATTTCGGAGAAGGCGTACACCTTCTTGGGAACGGCCTTGCACAAGGTGCTGGAGGATACCTTGCCAACCGAGGGTTACATCTTTGAAGAACGACTGTTCGCAGAACTTGATGGCACGACCATCAGCGGTGCCATTGATATCCAAGAGGAAACGCCGTTCGGCGTGACCATTTGGGACTACAAGACTACCTCCGTATGGGCGGTGATGAACGAGAAGATGGACTGGACTTGGCAACTGAACATGTACAAGTGGTTTGTTGAAAAGACCAAGGGCAAGAAGGTTGTGTCTCTGAAGATTTGCGCGTTCCTGCGTGACTGGAGCAAGAACGGCAAGGGGGAGAACTACCCCAAGGCCTCCATTGTGGTTGTTGATTTGCCTGTGTGGTCACACGCAGAGACCGAAGAATTTATGCGTAAGCGTTTAAATGCTCATAAGTTGGCCAAAGATTTATCTGTGCTGGGCGAAGAGTTTATTCCCCCGTGCACAAACGAAGAACGTTGGATGTCGGAAACGACATTTGCCGTGAAGAGAGAGGGTCGCAAGACTGCGATCCGTGTTTTAACCGATGCAAAAGAAGCCGAAGAAATGGCAGTAAAGGAAAACGGATATGTCGAAATCAGATCAGGAGAGCCACGCCGATGTGCAGGCAATTACTGCGGAGTCGCAAAGTGGTGCACCCAGTACCAACCAACCGAAGGAGAGTTTCGTGAAATTGCATGATGACCGCTGGGACTCATTAATTGAGACTAATGTCAACGCACATACTGAAAAGAAGAATGGCTTGACATATTTGTCATGGGCTTGGGCGTGGACTCAGGTTCTCCGCGCAGACCCACAGGCCAACTTCAAGGTGGAGATGTTCAACGAAAGCCCGTTGATGGCTATCGGAGACAGCTTCATGGTGTGGGTGACCGTGACTCTGTACGGCAAGCCTGTGACCTGCATGTTGCCCGTGCTGGACTACCGCAACAAGCCCATCACCAACCCCAACGCCTTTGATGTAAACACATCCATCATGCGCTGCCTTACCAAGGCAATTGCAATGCATGGACTTGGTCTGTACATATACAGCGGAGAAGACTTGCCCCCTGATGCAGACGCAGCCAGTGAGCAGGTGATTGACTACGGCAAAGCAATCCCCAAAGTCGAGGGAGCGCCAGCGCCAAAACACGGCGTTGAGACACCTGCCAAGGCTACCCCCAAGGCGGCTCCTAAAGCCGCTCCAAAGGAACTGCGCCCACAGCCCACCGAGTGGGACAACAGCGATGCAAGTCGCAAGCTATTCGCAGACGGCGTAATCAAGTACGCCTCTATCTGTACCAGTGTTTCGGACTTGAGCAACTATTGGTTGAACAACCAACTGCAGCTTGAGTCTTTGAAGCAAACCCATCCCGCTTTGTATGCGGCGGTGGTCAGCAGTTTCGCTGAGATGAAGAAAACTCTACAAGGATAAATCATGGCCTACGATCAACCATTTAAACCAAATCCCGATACCGGAAGCCTCAACGCTAACACGAAGAAGGCCAAAGATATTCAGCCCGACTACTGGGGTGAGATTCGCGTCAACCTCAAGGACATGACCGCCATCAAGGTTGAGGACGGTTGCCACGTTATCAAACTGAGCGGCTGGAAGAAGCTGAACAGGAGCGGTCACACCTACCTGCAACTGAAGGTTAACCGCTGGACGCCCGAGGCGTCTGCTCCTGAGCCACAGCGTCAGCAGTTTGCAGATGATGCAGACATCCCCTTCTGAGGTGATCAATGCCCCTTCAATTTGAAGCAAGGAAGGTGGCGTTGAAGCAAGACCGTACCGGTTTTGTTTTGACGCTCGCCATACACCCCGATGAAACGCCCGAAGAACTGCTGCGTGACTTTGTTGGGTCTAGGTATGCGTGTGTGATGGTACGCATCAAGGACGATGAGACCGCTACACCGTACAGCAATCGTGTGATGACCGCAGGCATCTTATGCAGAACACCAAAGTTCCATGAGTTCCTGAGTGACGTTTACACGTTCGCCAAAGCTGACGAGTCCATATCCGCTCAGTTGGTTTGCGACCTGTGCGGCATTGAGTCACGCTCAGAACTTAACGGCAACAAAGAAGCAATGGAAAAATTTGATGAGTTGCTGAAGGAATTTGAAGATTGGAAAACCAATGGCTCTACCAGCTAAAAAACTAAAACCGTTCCTTACCCATCTAAATGAAAGCGAACATGTTGCCCTAAAGAAGTTTGCCCGAGTCCACAAGACAACGATGGCAAAGTTAATCCGCGAAGCGATCCTAATGCGTCTTGCCCCTAACGGCTCTTATATTGACGGGTACAACGCCGCCATTAATGACTGCGCGGAGGCTATCAAAGGAACTCAGGCGGGGTCAATGACCTTCCCTAGCGGGCTCTCCTTTGCCGAGCACTTCTGCGATGAGATTTACAAACTAACCATGAAAGGAAACCAAAATGAAAATGCTGTCGGGTGACCGCAACCAGTGTCAGGGTTGCAAGGGCTACTTCAACAGTAGCTACGCCTTTGACAAACACCGCAGGGGTGAGCATGGACACGACCGCAGATGCCTGACGCCGGAAGAAATGCTGGCCAAGGGAATGAGTGTAAACGCAGATGGCTACTGGATAACCAAAGCGATGCCAGTAGCTGCTCTTGAAAAGAAACAAGTAAAGGTAACCCAATGAAATATGTAGTTGCAATTTTGACGGCCTGCCTGTTGGCGGCTTGCGGTAAACAAGAAGTTAGCTTTGCCTCACTGGAAGAGGCCAAGGGAACCGCGCGTGAGAACGCTATGTGGAACGCACAGCGCTATCGCCAAGAGAACGTCCTATATAAGGGATGGGACATTGTTGGTCGCGGCGATTCCTCGCAGGACAATGCATGCCCTCAAGGTGATGGCTGGGCTACGATGGACTTTGTTCGCCCCGACAAGACCGCCCTTGTAAAGGTTAAGTGCTCCACCGTATCCGCTAACACCGGATGCTTGGAAGACGGTGACTTCAAAACCAAACCTTTTGCCTCTGATGATGGGCACTGCCAGCCCACCAACAAGGTGCCATACCCTCTGCCGAAGATTGCCAAATGATGATCCTCGACATCCTCATTGGACTGGGCATGCTGGTGTACGGCTGTCTGTGCTGGGCGGCTGGCTACAAGCTGGGACGCATGAGTAAATGATTTATGGGGGGAAAGCGGATGCTGGTAATAGACCTAAGTGCAACTTAGTCCCACTAAACCAGTGCAGCGAGTACCCCCACCTTCAAGGAAATATATGTTTCAAAAAATAAAACAGTTGTTTCGTCAAAGAACACCTTTAGAGATGATCACCAAGGAACTAGCGTTTGCTCATCTCGAAAAGCTGGATGCAGAAACCGCCGTTGACTACGCGCAAAGTATTGTTGACTACAACACCGCACGCATTAACCGTTTAAACCAACACATCTTAAACTCACAGGAGAAATCAAAATGAACTGGAATATTTTTAAGCGCATCGCAGAACTTGAGGCTCGTGTCTCCAGCTTGACCCTAAGATCGCTTGAGTATGCTGTAGCGATTGCGGATCTACAAGAAGAGCAGGCAGAGGATGAGAAAATCTTCAAAGCCACTGTTGATGCCATGAGTGCTGAAATAGCCAAAAAAGCCACACTGGCTCAAGATGAAAAAAGGCAGCGTGTTTTGGAATCAAAGCGTAGGTACTATGAGCGCAACAAGGAGAAGCTGCTCAAACAGCGCAAGGAGAAGTACCGCGAAGAACGGCGCAAAGAGAAAGGCCGCGAGTACGCCCGTCAGTACTACGCAAAGAAGAAGGCTGACATGCTCAATCAAAGCGCGTTGCCCGCATGAAAGCAGTCTACGACCTCGCCATAAGGGGTCTGTCTGCACTAGGGATGTTTGCCGCAGTTATGTTCCTCTTGGGGTATACCTACGCGCAAACTCCCTTAGTTGAGAAGACCTGCACACCATCATTCATTGATCGGATTTTGAAATGAAAGTAAAAGAACTAATTGAGAAACTGCAAATGTTTGACCCCGAGCTTATGGTGGTTCGACAAGGCTACGAAGGCGGTATGACTGAGGTGAAATACGCCACAAAAACGCTGCTTGCGCTTAACGTCCACGAAGAATGGTATTACGGGGAGCACGATCAAGTGGAAGACACGACCGACTGGCCTGAACACGAACACACGCAAGCATTGGAGATTGAATGACCTACGATGAGTTTAGGGCATACGTCCACCGCACGGAAATGTATGAAACCGTCTTTGTTGACAGCGAAGGCAGGGAGATTCTTGTCATCCGGCTGCTGGATGCGTACAGCTTGATGAATGATATTCAAAAACTGGAGAAACAAAATGAAGCTTTATAACGTTCCACGTAATAAGAAAATTAAGCTAAGTGATGGCGTGGTTCTTATGTTCCACCGCCTTGATGGGATGTACAGTGTGTGTACAGACGAGAACGGCGACATATTCCACATCAGCGCAGACGAAGAGGTGGAAATGGTGAAGGACAAAGATGAAGACCATCATCCACGTTAACCAGCACAACGTTAAAGCAAACGCCAAGGGGGCGGGGCTTCCCGTCCTCACGGTCAAGACATACAAATCAAACACCAAATGCAACGCAGTTGAGATACAGGGGCCTAGTAAGGTTGTGTATTCTCCCAACGACCCTCTATCCTGCGGTGCAAAAGTTTGGATTGAAACACAATCGGAGGTTACATGCGTGTAAACAAAACTACACCGCTCGGTGCATTTGCCAACACAATAGGTGATAAAGCATCAAAAAAGATGCGAACGGGAAATGTAACATTAGCTTTACATAAAGCCCCTGATGCACCATTAACAGTACCACCGCCGCAGATGAACCTATGGGAACGCCCCGTGTACGTACCAAACAATGACTACGTGCGCCCCGGAGCCAATGACCATCAACGCATCAAGAGCAGGGGGTTGTGATGACCGGATACGCAAGCAAGCGCCAAGCGGCGTGGGACAAGTTTGCCGAACCTTGGAACGGGACTGGGCTGTGGCAAGAGATTGAAAGCGCGTCGTACACCATTGCAACATTACCTAAGCCCGTGGGCTACTGGGTGCTGTATGAAGGCGCACCAGTCAAAACAAAATTCGCCATGTACCACAAGCCAGCCCGTCATTTAATATTCAACACCGAGCAGCTACTTGGCTGGAAGTGGGAGGACGCATGACTTGGCCCTTCCCACCATACCCGAGGCCGGTGCCGACCAAAGCACCGCCGCTTAAACCTAACCCCGACAACTATGAGGACGCATTGATATGAAGCACGAAAAAACATTTGCCGCAATTGAAAAACTCAAGGATGTTGAACTGGAACTGCACCGACTAAAAAACGCACTGGAGCTGGCAAACAAAGCCCTAGCACAGCCAGCGCAGGAGCCTGACCGACAGGCATTGCAAGCGAATGGAACACACCCAGCACCATGCGCTCGACATTGCGAAGCAACGGCTTTTAACATCGTAATACGGAATTTGAAGGCGCAGTTAGCACAGCCAGCGCAGAGTCCCAATTACACTGACTGTTTTAATGCAAAAAACTACTCGGCAGAAGAGCGCGAGCGGATGTGCCTAATTCTGCTGGCTGAGGCGCAGTACTGGGACGCCGCAAGGTACATCCGCCAGATGAATACGCATAAGCGCCCGTGGGTAGGGCTGACGGATGAGGAGGTGAAGCATATGCTTGAGTTGTTTGTCATTCCACCTCACCACGTTGAAATGGTTGTTCAAGCCATTGAAGCCAAACTCAAGGAGAAGAACACATCATGAACGAACGAGACATGGAACTTGCAAAGCAAGTGTATGGAACTGCGGCAACCAAACAAGAGTTGCAATTCGCCGCCCTCATCCGTGCCGATGAGCGTGAGGCTTGTGCAAAGGTGTGTGAGCAATTCCAAAAAGATTATGTTTACACAGCAGACCTTGCTGGCGCTGTTGCTGCAATCAAGCGCCGCATGGCTGACGCAATCCGAGCAAGGGGGAACACATGAACGACCAATACCTTGTACCCGATGCCAAGCCGTGCCCATTCTGCGGTGATCGAGGGGTGACCGTAGTAGAAGGCGATACCTACCGATGGAGAGTGGCCGTCTGTAACTCCTGCGGGGCACACGCGCCTGATGTGCGGTACTCCATCCTTGAAGGACAGACGCGAGAGCAGGCCTTTGATGACGCCAACAAACGAGCTATTGAAGCGTGGAATGACCGATGGGGAAATAATGTATAGCTATAACAAACAGGTGCGGCAAGCACTACGTGACAACCCCGATGGCCTGACCGTGGCGCAGATAGTTGCTTTAATAGAGGCACCGGAGAACACCGTCAACCGATTGCTGCGCAACATGCCTGATGTTTACATCGACAGGTGGATATATCGCGGAACAAAGAAATACGTGAGCGCAATTTGGTGCGCTGTAGTGCCTCCTCCTGATTGCCCGAGGCCGGAAAGAGCGGGTAATTTGACACAAAAAGTGCCTTAAAAGATGTGTAAGATGGCTTTGCAGCAAGCCCGCTGCAACTTATTTTTTGGAGAACCTTATGTTTTTTACCGTAGCTGTTGACCTGCCCGAAGGCGGTTTTTTTGAGTATTCCACCGAGTCCATTCTGCAGTTCCTGCAAGCTGTGCAGATGTTTGGTAACACCGACATCCAAGAAGTTGAGGACGATGAGTTTGAGATTGGCGAAGATCTGGAGCACTACTTTGATGATGGCGAAGAGTACTTCTACGACGAAGACTCTGAGTGCTTCTGCTGGTACGATGAAGAGCACGATGCTTGGTACTGGCTGGACGAAGAGTCCGGCGAGTGGCTGCTCGTAGAAGAAGAGGCTGAAGAAGCCTAATTTGGGTACTATCCTACCCAATACGGGGGGGGCTTAGGCCCCCTTCTTCTTTTACAGGTCGCTAACGTCTATCACTTCACCGCGAAACTGGATGTGACCCTCAGACCACTTGCTCACAATCTCAGGCCAAAGAAGCTTTCCGTCCTTGATGGTGCAGACAGCGAAGCCTGAGCGGTGGTTTAAGGGGTTACCCTCTGAGTAGGCAAACTGCGGGCCGTATGGCTCCGCCAAGGTTCCGGTGTCAACGCCAAACCTTGTTCCGTTGTAATCATCAAAGGGGGTTACCTTTAGGCTGTGCAGGTGTCCGGTTGCAATGGACTTTCCAGCGCCAACGGTGTTGTTGTGGGCTGCATGAACGCCACCCTTATAGCGGTGCTTGGCTAGGAAGTCATCCGTAACCCAAGCCATCATGCAGAACTCCCAGTCATCGAAGTGATCGGAGAGTTTAAATCCGGGGGTTTGAAAATATTGCGGGGCGTTTGCTGCAAGGCGCATTTCAAACCTTGCATCGTGATTGCCCATTGTGTAAATGAGCTTCACGTTATGGCGGGCCTTCTTGGCCGCATCAGAGATCTCTCCAAGCATTTCTTTGCAGGTGTTCAGTTCCTCAATCAAGCTTGGTGTACGATCCCATCCCAAAGGTGGATGGCGAGAGATAGATGCACCGTCAAAAGCATCGCCATTGCAAATAACTGCTTTTGGCTGTAGCTTTTCAATTGCATGCAGTAGGCCCTGAAAAGCAGTAGTCCGTATAGTAGGCCAGAAATGAGCGTCAGAAAAAATAATGACAGTTCCATTTTCAATTCCAAGTTCCAATTTAGGATTTGGCGGAGCCCAAGTGCGAACCTCTCTGTGGGAGCTAAGATCAATGTTGTGTTTCTTTTCAACGTTGGCTCTTCGGCGGTAGACGTTCCTTAAATTGACCCCCGTAATCTTAGAGATTTTTTCAGGTGACTTATGCGTGTTCCAAAGCTCAATAAACTCTTGATCGGAAACTACCATAGGGGGCTCCTTATTTAAACCTTCTGAACATAACACACTTCTGTTACATCAATCAACGAGAGGAAAAAATGGAATCAAAAAAAAGCGTACCCAACTTTGCCGCGTGGAGCAATCAGAACCTAGCCAACTTTGCGGTCGAGGCATACATTAAGATGGAGGAGCTTGCCTATGACCTAGAGCAAGAGAGGCTTAACAGTAAAGCCGCGCTGGAGGCGGCACGTAAACTTATGAAGGAGAGCGACAAATGAATGGAATCAATGAATCAGATTGGGTTGGCGTGCGCATGGTTTATCTGTTGCTGGCATACGATCCATCGGCGGCATCGCATCCCGAGGTCAAGCGGGCAATGGACTACTATGAGCACAAATACGTTATACAGGATGAGAAGACCGGTACGCATCTCCCAAGCTACAACGGGATGTTTTGGCCGGAGGTGTTTGATCTGCTCCGCAAGGACAACGGCTGGCGCAACACCTTCAATGAAACTGGATCTGATTTAAACAGACGCCTTGCGAGCAGCGTAACAATCAACTACCAGACCGACGATGTATGGAGTAAAAAGATATGAGCGATCACAAACTACTTATGACACTTCTTTCTGATTCTTTGGAGAAGCTGCAGAATCTTCATCCGGAATCAAAGCAGCACTACCTGTCAATGATGCTCATGCTTACCGAGTCTTTTGTAAAGGACTCCGGCGCTAATTGTGTAATGTTGTACAGAAACAACGAACGTTTCTCCGTAGCCGCTGCGGGCGTTAATGAAGCGGAAACGGTTGAGATGATTCAAGAGGGGCTGGAGGGCGTCTTTGAAAGAGCGACCGCTGGTGCCCCGCCAAAAGAGATGTTCAATTGACTACCCTCGCAGAAAAGAAGCACATGTCCAAGGTCGCTGATCTTGGATGCTTAGTCTGCCGCAGGATGGGGCACTACGGTACCCCAGCAGAACTACACCACAAGCG